CTTCGTGCCAGACTTCAAAGGTTATGCCTCGATCTTCACAATAACTTTGTGCTGCTTCCCATTTTGATAGGTTTTTAGCATATGTCATTACCTCAGTTAGATACTTTTTTGTTTTGATTTTTTTAGGCTGAGGCTGTATCGTTTGTTTTTTTGGTTTTATTTCAATCAAATATTTCTGACCCGAAACAAACTCAATAAGCATATCAACAAAATAACGATGCATCTTGCCATCAGTTCTGCAACGATATGGTATGACTATCTCTTCACTGCTCCAGCTCTTTACATTTGGATTAGTGTCACACCACTTAAAGACTTGTCTTTCCCAAAGACTGCGATAAACAATATTTGAAAAATCACCTCTATATTTTGCTATGTTTTGAGGTCGATATTTTCCTTTATAATATTTTGACATGATGTATAAATAGTATTTATGCCAGGTTATATCGATCCAAATTATTGGTTAAACAGAAACACATTTGCTCCTCTTTCGAAACCCGTAACTGAGGCAAAAACAACATTAGTTGATACTGTCAAAGAGGCATGGGATAAACTTGATGTTGATAAAGCTCTTGAAGAAGGTAAAGCCATAAACAGGGCAAATGAAAAATTTAAAACTAGAAATACTGGAACATTAGGAAAGGTTAATACATTTCCATCAGAATTGATATCAACAAATCGACCAATTATTGAATTTCGCTGTTTACAGGATCACAGTATACTTAAAGCAGGAACAACAATATATTTGCCTGCACCCGAAGGATTGTCATATAGTAACTCTTCTACATATAATGACTCTGAACTTGGAGTATTTGGGGGTGCGATATTAGGTGGTCTTAATAGTATTGACCCCACTAAAAAGTTAAATGAAATTGGTGAAGATTTAATACGAAAGGGGACTTCTGCCTTTGAAGCAGCAAAGGGAGTTAATCCAAAAAATTTAATTTTGGCTGCAGCTTCTGGATTCGTTCAAGACACTGGTATTAAAGCTGCAGTTGGAGTTGCTGCGGGTGCTAGGTTTAATCCATATGTTGTAACATCATTTGATGGTACAGATACTCGCGAATATACTTTTGAATATAAACTAATACCATCATCAGCGGAAGAAGCGGCGACTATTAAAAAAATAACACAATTATTTCAAATCGCAGTATACGGAGAAATTGACGGAGGATTTCTTTTAAAATATCCACCAAAATGGAAATTAACTATTCTTGTGCCAGATAATAAAGCGGGAACAGGAAAGGCATTAAAGCCCCTTAGTTCATTTTATGAATGTTATTTACAAGGTTGTAATGTAACATATAATGCATCAAACAATTCATATTTTCGTGATAATTCTCCGTTCGAAACGGACATTAGTTTGACATTTAAAGAAACAAAGGCATTACATGCAAATGAAGTTGCTAAACTATTAATACAATAATTATGAAAGGATTTTTTAGAAATTTCACAGGAGCAATTTATAATTTTGATACTAAAGATTATAAATCAGAAAGAGTTATAACTGACATTACTCGCAGCATTCAATTTAAAGATATTGGAAATTTTGTAAGATATGACAAATATTATATTACAGATGGTGAAACACCAGATAGTCTAGCATATAAATTGTATGGTGATCCGACAAAACATTGGATATTATATTTGCTAAATCCAGATTTAAAAAAGGGTTGGCCATATAGCGATGTAGAGTTAGAAAGATTGATCGAAAGTAAATATGGAGCATATAGTTTTCTATCTTTGGCTAATGAAGATGTTTATGCATATAAAACTAATAAAAACGATCCAAATGAAACGCCGCGCTCGATTGATTTTAGTATAGCCGATAGTGTAAAAATTTATTTGGATCCAGATGATGAAGCATTGGATGTAACGTTTCATCAGTTCGATTATACTCGAAGAACGCTTATAATATCCCAAAAGCCAAATGATACTGAATGGATGAAAGATCTTGAGACGATCTTTATTAAGTTTTTTAATGGTGAGGGCTCTGATAGAGTTCAAGTTGGATCAACTATTGAATTAAGTGTTAATCCTGACAATTGCCATTATCTTATGAAAAATGCTGCATATAGCTATGACTTTAAATCATATAGAGATGCACTATTAAATGGTGATAGCATACAGTATGCAACAAGCTTTGAACAATATGAATATGATAAAAATGAAAGTAAGAAATTTATTCGCGTATTAAATAGTTCTGATGCAGAAAGAGTTTCACAACAATATTTTCAGATATTAGAAGATGGCTGAATATACCAAAAATAGTCCAAAGGTTCTTAATGCCGATGGCAAACCACTTGTACCTGGTACATATGAAATAATAAAGATAACTCTTAAGAGAGCTGATCTGACAAGTGAATTGGACATTACCCGGTTAATTACAGATATATCATTTACTGAAGAATTATTTTCTCCAGTTATGGTTGCTAAATTAACAGTTAGTGATACTGCAGATGATAAAAATAAAATCTTTAAAACAAAGGCAGAATATTTTCAAGGTCATGAAGTAATAGAGATAAGTCTACGTTTCATTGATATTGAAGATGACAAAACAATAAAATTTCAATTAGGTGTTCGTGATTATAGCGAATTTGAACTTGATAATGAAGGTCTATATACTGGTACTTTTGTTATAACTGCAATTGACAATTTTGCAATACTTAGTCGATTGCAACAAATATCATTTGGTGTTGGTCAACCTCATGATGATTCAAAACGAGGTAAAACTACAATTGATCATATTAAATTAATTTTTAGTAAATATCTAAAACTCGATGACAATGCTTTTGATTATGACGCTTCTTATCAACAAACGTCATGCAGTAAAAGAATAAGAGGTATTATACCATATACTACACCGTTGCAAGCTATAGAATGGCTACGAACAAAATCATATGATAATGATAAATCTCCATTTTTCATATATAGCATATTCAACAATTTAAATGATAAGCCAATACGAAAAATAATGGCAAGAAGCTGGAATTGGCTTATAAATGACAAAGTTAATATTCCGATTCGTAAATTTGTAAAAAAATATAATGATGAAGAATATAGCGACGATAGGGCTCGTTATGAAGTTGAAAGAAAAAGATTATTAGAATTTACAACAAACTCTACAAAAAATGAATTGAGTAAATTTTTACAAGGTGAATATGATACAATAGTCAAAACAATTGATTATGCCGCTAGCGCTTTTGATTATAACGATAGTAGTAATGCAGTGCCGGCGCTTAAACAAACATTAGAAGCTACTACAAATATAGATCAATATATAAAAAGATTTAATGCAAATGAAAGACTCAAGAATAATTATCTTAAGACTTTAAATTTGAGTCGAGAGAATATAGAACTATCTGCTCCTGCAATAATTTCACATAAACCTTTACCATTATATGATAATATTGATAATACATTATCTGATTTAACAGATTCATCACAAGTCAGAAATTGGCATAGTCGCGCGACTCGTTTTTTCTCAGCAAAGGTTGATAACGAACAAAGCGAGATTGTTGTTTATGGCGATATTAATTTGAATCCTGGAAAAATTTTAGAAATTATAGTTGATAAAGATGAAGAAAAATCATCGCGAAATGGTTATTATATAATCATTGCAAGCGTTCATAGTTTTATGGATGGCCGATATATTAATCGTTTAAGACTTGTACAATTACCAAAACAATGAAAATAGATAATTGGTTTACTGGAATAATTGAAGAATGTGATCCCACAACAAATCGCGTACGTGTTCGCATGTTTGGTTTGCATAGCTTTGAGCGTAATGAACTTCTTACAACTGATTTGCCGTGGTCAACACTAATATTACCAGTTAATATTGAAACAGCAAGCACTCCTAATATTTCTGAATTAATTGGCAGATGCGCATTTGGTTTTTTTAGAGATGGTGATGATATGCAAGATGCGGTTGTAATTGGTCTATATGGCATAGGCGAATGGAATCAATCACAGCTTGGTGGATTTAATCCAACAGTCAATGGCAATGGTTATTCTATTGCTAATCCAAGTGCTAATCAATATGTTAGTACTATAAATGGATCATCGAATTTTGTAACAAATATTGTAAGTGGTGGTTATATACCATCTACCGCAGCACATAGTGAAAATGGTCTATTAAAATCATTTGATCAAACAGTACCAGGTAATGGTTATGATTCGGCTATTGCTAATCGAATTATACAACCAGCTTTAAGTCAACTCAATAAAAATATATCATATACCAGAAATGCTGGACCTATTGCTGAATATTTTAGATCAACAAATCTGCCTAATGGTGCAGCTGGAAAAAACCATTGGTGTGCAGCGTTTGTTTGTTGGGCTATAAAACAATCTGGACTATTTGATGAAGCTACTCGACCTAAAATCACAAGAGCATTTGATTTTGATAAATGGGCCCAAGAAGAAAAAGTGCATCCTCGCGCTGATATATATTATAATCCAGAAGATATAAAACCAGGAGATATTGTTGTTTTTACTCATAGTCATGTTGGTATTGCAATTGAACCTTTAGTTAATAATAAGTTTAAATCAATTGAAGGTAATACTGGAGGAGGAAATGTTGCCATAAACCCTCGGTCAAGTTCACAAGTAATATATTCAGTTCGAATAGTTAAATAATATATAAAATATGGACACTACAGGTTTTAATAATATTTCAAATCAAAATTCCGCATTTCCAATATATTCGGATAGTTCTATTGATGGGTTAGTAAAAACTTCACAAACAATAGGCGGACATATTGATGAACTTGATGATACGCTTGGGGCGGAACGCCGATTAAGGTTTCATCCAAAGGGTCATCGCGAAGTTTGGACTCAAAAAGGACGCGATCTTACTATATTTGGTGAAAATTTTACAATGGTTTTTGGTCATGAAAAAGTAACAGTATATGGTAAAGTTGATATTACAGTAATTGGTGAGTGCAATACTAAAGTTGACGGCAATTATAATCTAAATATAACTGGGGATATGAATGTTTCAGTTACAGGTAATATTGTTCAAAAATGTGATGGCGCATTTGTTACTGAAACAACAAAAGGCGATATTATTCATAATAGTGGCAGTCAATTGCAACATCATAGTGTTGCTGATATGGTAACACGATGTGGCGGCGAATATGATTGCCGCATAACAAAGAATGCAAATTTTAATGCAATTACAACTAGCTTTTTTGGAAATAATTTTGTTTGTGGTGCATCAAATGTTATTAGTTTAGCATCAGGTGTTTCTACTGTGATTAGCAGTACAAGTTTAAATCTAGCAGGAACATCAAGTATAAATCTGCAAAGTATTGCATCGATTAATAGCGATAGTCCAATTACAAATATTAATTCACCTTCTATAACAGCAACAGGCATTGTCAGCGGTCAAGATTTTATTTCTGGAGCAATTAGTCTAGCTAATCATAAACATATTAGTGCGGCATCAGGTTCACCAACTAGCACACCTATACCATAAACTTAAGTTATGTCAAATTTAGAAGATCTAGCAAAAATACAACAAGCACTGGGTTCATTACAATCAAATAATCCAATTGATGAATTAACAGCAAATAAATTGCTTAAAGAAGCAAATATTAGCAGCGCTATTAATAGTGCCGATCTTATACGCATTGGTAAAACTCAATCAGATATTAGTCAAGTTCTTGGTGGAGAAAGTCTTGATTTTGGTTCTATTACCAGATTGTCTGATTGTATTAAAAATATTGATGATATTATTATTGATCGATTAACTAAAAAGTTAACATCATTGTTATTGCAAAATAGTACAGTTTCTGCTGCTCTTGCTACTGCGACTAATGTTATGGCAGTAATTAATACAGTGAATGGTTATATTGCATTTGTACAAAGCTTGCTTGACAAATCGTTTTTAGAGCTGCTCATACTTGCAAAGGATGCAGGCATACTTGAAAGAAGCGAAATATTTCGACAAATACAAGAAAAGTATGGCAGCACAATTAACAATCTTAATGAGATTTTGGCTAATATTGATAACTTAAATATATGTACTATGATGGGTCTAGGCGGAGGACCAGTGCCAAGTGGTGTTAAAAATATGAAGCCCGAAGCTTTACCAGATTTTGGTAGCTTTATTAAAGTTGATACAGCATCACTTGAAAAGAAACAAAAATATGAAGATGTGATTAGTAGAATTGGATTTGAAATTACAAATGTAATTGATTTTGTGCCTAATCAACTCGCTGGTGTTTTAAATAGAGCTCCTCAAACACCGCCTGCAGTAAATGATGCATTAAGTCATTTGCAAAATTTCTCTCGTGCAGTTATTAATCGTTATGGTGTGGCAAGCGATGATGAGGTTACAAAATTACGAGCTCTTTTTAATGCTGAAATTGACCGAAAAATTAGTGAATATAGCTATGAGTGGTCTCCAGAGACTCGTGAGTTTTATAAACAAAAGGCGCAATATGCAATATTGATTGCTGAATCTGAACATAAAACATTAAGCGAATGGAATATTGTAAAGAATAATAATTATCAGCCTGGTCAAAGAGTTTCAACCGGTATTTCTAAATATGGTGATCCGCGATGGGATCTTACAACATTTATTGATCTTGTGCCCAGTGAAAGAGCAAAAGTTATAGGATATCCAACCGCTTGGACTCCTCAATATATTGCAAGTCAAGAAGCTAGTATGATTGCACGAGATTATCCGCCTAGAACGTTAACAGATATATCAGATTCATATACTGGTAACGGCGAGTATGGTGGTCAAATATTAGTTAGTGGTTATTCATGTGCAACATCGCGATGGCCCGGAGGAACTAAATTACAATTGAAAAATCCAGATGGTTCAATTTATGATCCAGCTGGACTAAATCCAAGTGGAATTGTTACTGTTGTTGATACTGGTCCAGCAAAGAAAAAAGAAACTTGGAATAAAATTGACGTTTATATTAAAGAACCATCAGATGCTGCAAAATACAGAAATTCAACACTGGCTGGAGTTGAAGTTTATTTGGTTGAGATGGGTACAAAAACTAGTAAAAAATATAATGATGCGCATGCATTCGCCAAGATGAAAAAATGGGATGGATATAAATAGATTTGATGAGTAGAGTTCTTAATCTCAATGACTATAACACTGAACAATATCAACCGATTATTGCTTCAGGTGGGATATATCGCGATATTCATACTCGATTTATTCATCCTATAACAGGGGATGTTATGATAGCTAGTGATATTGACGCTATTAAAAATAGTGTTAAAAATATTATTTTGACCGAAGTTGGATCAAGACCATTTAATCCAGAATTTGGCACACAAGTAACTAGTATGTTATTTGAAAATATTGATCCTATAACACAACGACAAATAACACTTGAAATTGAAAATGGCATAACAAAATTTGAGCCACGAATTTCAGAATATAACGTAAAAGTTGTCGCAAATAATGATCGCAATAGTTATGATATTAGTATCATGTTTCAAACCATATATTCTCAAAACGGAGAAATTAAATTTATACTTAACAAAATACGATAATGGCAAATCTAGGCAAACAGATCGATGTTACAACTCTTGATTTTGATCAAATCAAGGCTAATCTTATTAGCTATTTTAAAGAAGAAGAAAATGGTAAATTTTCAGATTGGAATTTTGAAGGCAGCAATCTAAATACTATAATTGATGTATTAGCATATAATACTCACTATAACGCGATGCTTGCACATATGGCAGTCAATGAAAGTTATATTGATAGTGCACAATTACGAAGCAGCGTTGTATCTGCAGCCAAACTATTGGGTTATATACCACGTAGTCGTAGTGCATCACAACTTAGTTTTAATATTAGTATACCGAAAAATCCTAATATAGTTAATCATTCACCTGAAATAACAGTTAGAGGCGGATTATTTAATGGATCTGTTTCATCATTGCAATCACAAAATGAATCAGGTGATTATAGTTTTGTTTTGCGAGATGATGTGAAACTAACATTAAGCGGAAATAACTATGTTTCAACCGATTCCGAGCCAGCAATTGCTTATCAGGGCAATTTGGTTACTCGAAGTTATGCCGCGATCGCTTATGATACAAGCGCCACATATGAAATCATTGATGATAATATTGACATATCGTCATTAAAGGTGCGTGTACAAAAAGATTCAAGTTCAGGCAGTAATTCATTATTTCAACCATTTAATAACAGTTTAACAATAACTGATAAAACACCAGTATATTTTATCAACGAAAATATCTTTGGAAAATATGAAATTAGTTTTGGTGATGGTGTCTTTGGTAAAAAACTTGATCCTGGAAATATTATTGAACTCGAATATATTGTAACAAATGGTGTAGTTGCAAATAATTGTTCGCGAATTATTAATCAGAATTTGATAGTTTCAGAGCCATCAATGATAGGTTTAATATCAACAAGTGGTTTAACAATAAATGGTCGTTCAAGTGGTGGTCAAGAAAAAGAAAGCATATCTGCATTAAAAAATAATGCAATATCAAGTTTTGCAACACAAAATCGTGCAGTTACAAGCGATGATTATGCTAATCTAATCAAAGCAAATTTTGGTTATATTAATAGCATTAGTGTATGGGGAGGTGAGGATAATGTTCCTCCTGTTTATGGAAAAGTTTTTATTAGCGCTAATAAGATTAGCGATCAATCAACAAGTGTAAATCTTAGTGATAACGATAAAGCAGAGATACTAGCTTATCTACAATCTAAAAAGATATTGAGTATTTTTCCCGAAATGGTTGATGCGCAACGATGCAAGATTGTACTTGATATTTTGGTAAAATATAATCCAAATGTTACTACATTATCACGTTCTGATATTTCTTCACGAATTAGTGACATTATAACTGATTATAATATTAATCGCATCAATGAATTTAATAGTGTTTTTAGACATAGTCAATTTGTTAGAGCAATTGAAGATAGTTCAAGCGCTATATTAAATAGTCTTGTTCGTGTTTATCTTAGCCAAGCATTTAATCTAAGTTCAACTGGTGTTAATAATATTAGATTGAATTTTGGAGCAAGATGTGCAACAGATGATGGTAAAGTTTTTGTTAATATTATTAGCGATGTACCGTGGACTTTAGGCGATCTTCAACTTTATTTTGGTGAAGAACAAACATCTGACCGCAATATTATAAACATCTATAGCTATTATATCAAAGACAATAAGAATGTTAAATATGCAGATGCCGGAACTTTCAATATTGAAACAGGCATAATGACACTAAATACACTTTATAGTGATAGTGATGTGCAATTTAAGTTTATTGTTAATAGTTTTTCAAATGATGTTGTTGCAAAAAGAAATGCGCTATTAGAAATTGACCAAACTCTTACAACAACTAATATCTTTATTGATGAAATTGCCCGAGGTGGCAATAGTCGTAGCGTTGATTATAAAACATTTCCCAAAGATAGATGAGTGACTTAGTAACAGCCAATGCCCGAGTTGAATATTCTGAAATTGTTGAGCCAGCAAAGGCTTTAAGCAGTTTGCCATATCATTTTGAAAATGAAGCAAGTGAATTGGTAAAATTGCTGGAAGCTTATTATCGATTTCTTAATAAAAAATATACATCAGAGATAAGTGGTGGTACTGGACCAAGCTTTGAGATAAACAATATCATGCGAAATCATGATATTGATATGGCGACAGATGATCGTTATCTTGATGCTATTGAAAGACTTATTGGTTCTTATATACCACCAAGTCAATCTATTGACCGCGTTCGTCTTTATAAGATTATTGCAAACTATTATACAAATCGTGGTAGTGAAGAGAGTATCTTTAGTTTCTTTCGATTGTTTTTCAATGAAGTAGTTAGTTTGTTTTATCCTAAAAACTTTTTGTTTACAACTAGTGATATCAATAGATCAAAGACATCTGATGTTTATCGCTTGAATGATAATCAGCGTTGGCAGAACTATTCATATGTCATTTACACACAATTAGCTAAAAGCGAGTGGGGTCTTGAATATGCAAAGTATATTCATCCGGCCGGTTTAAAGTTTTTTGCGTCACTTATACTTGAGCTTGCAAATAACAATGACTGGACAAATGTTGGCTGTTTAGATATTGATTGGAGTGAATTTCCAAATAGATTTTTAGATGATGTTTATGTCGAGCCTGATGGTTATGGCATTTATTACTCTGAAGATGCTGCTGATTACTATTATTATAATGAAGCAATTTTCAGCGGAGATAAGATTGATCCTATAGCCGATGATAATTGTTGGCGCAGTATCGACTGGGAAACAACTGCTCGAGGCAAACATACACCGACTAATCAAAGTGCGGCATACATCTATGACTTTATCACAATCCTGTCATTGTTGCCTGATGGAGGTTATCATTTTATTAGAAATCTAAGACCGATTAAAAGCAATAATGGCTCATATGTTTTTGATGAAGCGCTTCATGCATTTTATATTACCTATGGCATAAGCTCTAAAAATTCTAATACACCATTGTCAATCTTTAGAGAAGGTTGGAATGGTTATGATAAGGTAATTGATAATTCAAGTATTGGTGAATATGCAGATCTAACATTATCAGATGCATTTGCTAATCCACCATTAACTGGTTCTGGCCCACAATTCAATAGTCTAAATTCATATTTTATATTTGATGGAAATTACAATTCAGGCTATGACGAATTTGGTGCACCAGCAAACTATAGCACTGATGACGAAGCTTCTGCTCTTAGTGAAGAAGGAGCAATTATTCTGCCCTTGATTGAAGAAGGAGCAATTATTTTTTAAAACAAATCAATATAAATACAAATAACTATGGCCGCGATTATAACCGAACAATTTAGAATCAATTCTAGAAAAAGACTATTTGATGACATTACAAATAATGCCAATAATTATTATATTGGTATTGGTAAACAAGATGGTTGGGCAGAATTAAACCCAAGTCAAACAGTTCCAACTAGTCCATTTCCAGCTGGCACACCAGGCGATGCAGCTGAAGTTAGAAAAAATATTTCAGCACTATTTAAAATTTCAGGCAGCAGTGTCTCTACAATGTTGCCAAATAATATCATTCAATCTGATCGTGATTATAAAGTTTATAATCCATATGATCCTACTTGTTTTTATGCAAGTTCAACACAATTTCCATGCTTTGTAATTTCACGCCTTGACAGTCTCGGTGGTGGTAGTGGTAATCATGTATTTTTATGCGTCGCAAAAGATCATGATGCAACCTTTGCAAGCAATAGTTATAATCGCATTGGTTCACCTTCAGAAGTTCCATCAACAACTGTTCCGGGTCTTTATAAATATTCAATTTCTAATGGCGGTGATGGTTATATTTGGCTTTATATAGGAACTTATGAAGCGGCAAATACATCAGTAAATAATGGAGCATTTGTTTCATATGATTTTGGTCAGACTGTTACAGCTACACCATTTTCATCCGGTTTAATACACGGCTTTCATATTATTAATGCTGGTGTTAATTTAGCAACTGGACCCAGTACTGCAGTTAATGTAGAAATTACTGGTTTACGAGATGGATCTAAAACAACAATGACCGTTCCTGCTTTACTTAAAATAGTAAATGGAAAAATCACTAAAATAACACTGAATGCCGATATTACAGTTGGAACAACATATAAACTATGGTCATCTGCAACCGCTCGCATAACAACAAGTGGTTATACAACAACACAAATTGTTCCGATTATTGCCCCAATTGGTGGTTATGAAAGCAAGCTTGAAACAACATTGCCAAGTTGGTATATTGGTGTTGGAGCAGATACTGTTAATAGTCAATTTGTACCAAGCGGAACATCTTATCGCCAAATTTCAATTATTAAAAATCCAAAGAGAAATAATAATAATAATCTGGATGATGCAACAGTTGATCGCGTTCATAAATCATTTTCTACGAGTGAAAATGGTTATCCTGCTAATGAAAGATTGGTTCTTAGTGGTAATAATGTTGATACCGGTTGGAAAATTAAACAAGGTAATTATTTAGTTGCGACAATAAGTGCAGTTGAGTTTAAAGACAATGTATGGTATTACTATTATTATAATAGCATTCAGGCTGGATTGTTTAACATTGACCATACACAGTCATTAACTATAGTCGCACCTGATGATATTGAGATCGTCAATAGGGAATTGACATTATTGGATAATCAATATGAGCTAAACGCTAGCTCAACACTATTTAATACATCAACTGGTGAAATTCTCTTTATAGATAATAGAGGTGCGGTTACTCGCGAAGCAGGTCAAAACGAAGAAATCAAAATCATAATTCAACTATAATGGCAATTACTACCAAAAACCAAGATTATTTTGACGATCTAAATATTCCAGATGTTAATGGGAAATCTCCCATCGATAAAAACTATTTGCGAGTTCTTTTTAAGCCAGGAGTTAATGTTCAAACACGTGAACTTAACCAGGCTCAGAGCATGTTACAAGCTCAGATTGATCGTCTTGGATCTGGACTATTTAAACCTAATAGCCAAGTTGTCGGTGGACAAATTACATTTGATTCAGCTATTGGTTGTATTGAATTTTCAACAGATAGTCAAATAACAGAATCACTGCTTACTCAATTTCAAGAGGATTTAACTCTTCTTAAAATTACGCGACAAACAACTGATTCTACTAATGCTATTAGTAAAGCATCAGTTACTGCCATTGAGTCTGTTAGCAATTCAACTGAAGGAGCAACTCATCGCATCTATTATAAAAACATTGAAGGCACTCCAATTGAAAATGTCATTTCATCAAACGAAGAGTTAACACTATCATATGGTGATTTTATTACTGATGAATATACGCTAACTCCTCTTGCTTATAAAAAAGCAGTTGGTTTAACAGCAGATGCTGGCATTTATTTTGTAAGAGGCAGCATGGTTGCCTCACAAAGACAATATGCGGCAAGACCACTCGACACAGCTAGTGATAATTTCAACGGATTTGCTTATTTCTTGGTCGAAGAGAATTATATTGATTCAATTGATGATTCTACATTAAATGATAATGCATCAAATACAAGTAACTTTTTAGAATCTGGTGCAGATCGTTATCAAATCGTTTTAACATTAAAACTTTTAACAGCAGAAGAATTAAGTATTGCTGAAAATGCTATTAAGCTCGCTGATATACGATCAAACGAAATTTATATTCAATATAATGGCATTGATCAAAGCGGCGCTGCTCTTGAAGATACTCTTGCTCGTAGAACTTATGAAGAATCTGGTAATTATACTGTAAAGAATTTCGAGCTTGAGCTCAAAGAATTATTCGGTTCAGATTATAATGCGATCTATACCTCTCCTCAAGATGTGCTTGATTTTACAGGCATATCTTCAACTGATGCATCTGATTATTTCGTTGCAAAGCTTTCTCCTGGAGTTGCTTATGTAAAAGGAAAAAGAGTTGAGACTCTTGCTCCTAGTAATTTAGTTATTCCTAAAGCCAAAAAAACATATACCGATTTGACATTTGAACGAGGTCAAAGAACAAAATATAATGCTGCGACGAGTGCATTATATGGCAATTATGTCACGGGTTATACTGGTTATTATAATAGCAGCTATAATCAATATAATGGTTATGGTTATGGTGCTGGAAACATTGATAATGGCAGCAGCGGTTTGCCAGTTTTTGAAAATGATAATGTCAGTTATGTACTATATGATTCAAAGGGACTTGACATTGGCACTACAAAAATATCAGGCATTGAACCGGAAGGTATAAAAGACGCAGATCAGATTAATGCAAAACTATATCTCTATGATATAGTTTTAGATGATGGTGCTCGCTTTAACGATGTTGTAGTAATAGCGTCAGATGTTCCCATCGCCAGCTATGGAAAATTTAGTTTTACGGTCGAAAAACCAAATGGTGTTGCTCTTAATGATATTAACAATACCGATTCAATCTTTCAATTTCCGCATGAGGCAATTACTAGTGTTGAGAATTTGGTTGTTAGTCGCCGTCTGTCTGATACAAACACATTGTTGACAAATACTAATTTTGTTGACTTTTCTCCTTCAGAAGAAGGACCTTCAGGAAGATCATATGATGCGAGTCGAAATAATATAGTCGTTGCAAAGAATGGAGAAATTATAACATCTGGTTATTATATTATACCAAATGGAAATGGCATTCGAATTGTCTTTGATACTACATTGTTAGCTGGTACTACAGTTTCGGTTATTGTAACAGAAACTGGAAATATTGATGGAGCTGATTTTGGTATAAAATTAAAAACTACTAAATCGGTTAATTTAATAGCAGATGAAGGTGACATTTATAAACTCGATGGTGTATATCATGCAATTAGTATTACTGATACTGCAAATTGGGTTTTAGTTGATGATGGTCAACGTGATAATGTATATGTTAATGCAAAGGTCAGAAAAATCGGCGGTGGAACTGCTACGACTCTTGAAGTTACTTATTGGGAATTTAGAAATGCAGGAGGAAAATATTATACGGTTAATAGCTATAAGGTCGGGAATATTGCAACTTCAACACAGGCGCCACTTGATGAAATTCCAACATATGGTGATATCGTTTTAAGTGACAGTATTGATTGTAGATCTTTGCCAAACCAATTACGTTTGAGTCTTGATCCTTATAGTGCAATCACTGCACAAATTGACTTTTATTTGCCACGTATTGATTTAATTTCTGTTAACAGTGATAATAGTCTAAGAGTTATTAGTGGTCAAGCAGATCTTGATCCTAAATTGCCAAATATACCAGATGATGGCATGGCAATATATGCACTCTATGTGCCACAATTTACTGCAAATGCAACTGATGTAGATGTTCGATTTATTGAAAATCGTCGTTATACAATGCAAGATATTGGAAATATCGAAAAACGAATTGGCGCTATTGAATATTATACAAGTTTATCTCTATTAGAAAGAGATGCAAATGAACGTAGTATTTTTGGCACAGATGGTGAAAAATTCAAAAATGGATTTATCACAGATGGTTTTAGAAACCTAGATGTTAGCGATAGTTCTCAACCAGAGTTTTTATGCTCAATCGATAGTGAACGAGGCATACTCTATCCGTATCATACTGGATATAGCATACCATTTAATCCAAATGCGAAAGTAAATGGAATTACTATTAAAAATAATAAAGCATTTTTATCATATGGTGAAACAGATGTTGATTATTTGACACAATCTTCAGCTAGTCAATTTATTGATCTACAACCGCATGAGCAGAGCGCTGATGTTGGTATTATAAATCTGACTCCAGAAGTTGATACCTGGTCTGAAAAAACAGAACAAGCTCAAACATCAGTTGAGCTCTATGATGGATTTGATAGTGTGTTGCGAGATTTCGCAAATGAAGCTGGTTTTACTGGCACACAATGGAATTCATGGGTAACAACATCAAGTGTTTCTAAGAAAGTTAAAAACAAAAAAGCTGCTCTTAAATTCTTACAGGCTAATGGCGCAACAGGTGTTGATATTGGTAAATTTTCTAATAAATTTGGTGGTCTTTTCGGTGGTCTTTTCGGTAAAAAGAAAAAGAGAATTACTATTCAAAACCAAGTAGCAAGTGGAGTACAAACTGATCTTGCTTTTGAAGACGTTGAACAAAGTTTAGGTGATTATGTCAAAGATGTAAAGATCTCAACATATATGAGAACACGATCTGTTCTTGTTGATGTGGCAAGTGTAAAACCAAATACACGATTCTATGCATTTTTCGATGGTAAAGATGTTACACAATTTGTAAAATTATTGCCAACTACATTTAATAGTGCAACCTATAACTTGACAGTTGATGAAGGCAAATCACAAACAGAACTCTTAGCGAAATATTCAACGGCTTCTGAATTGGTAAGTGATGCCGATGGCAATATTGTTGCTATGTTTATCATACCAAATGATTCAAACTTTAAATTCTCAACTGGAGAAAAATTACTTCGCTTAACAAATAGTCCTCGTAATATTAAAGACGAAGAGGATAGTTTTGCTGAAGCACGCTTTATATCAAATGGTCTTGATATTGATAGCAGTGAAACTGTAATTTCAACACAAGTTCCACGTGTAAAACGTCAAGAAGTTCAACGCAACAGAATTTGCGTACGTAAAAATGATCCGATTGCACAAACATTTAGAATTGAAGATGATTGTGGTATATTCGCAAGCAGTGTAGAACTTGCATTTGCACAGAAACCTCCAGCAGGAAGTGCTCAAGTACAGGTATATCTTGTGACAGTCGCTAATGGCTATCCAACAGATACTATTGTACCGGGCAGCGAAACAAGTTTGACAAACAGTCAAATTAATGTAAGCGACGATTCATCACTTATGACTCGCTTTGAATTTGCTAATCCGATTTATCTTGAGCCAAACGTTGAATATGCAGTTGTTGCCTTTAGCGGTTCATATGGTTATAAAGCATATATTGCAGATTTAGGTGCAGTTGATATTACATCTAATGGAGCAATCATTTCTGAACAGCCTGCAGTTGGTGTATTTTTCACTAGTGCAAATAAAACAACATGGTCAGCATCACAAAACCGAGATCTTAAATTCAAGATTAATCGTGCTAGCTTCAATGTGACGAGCGGAACACTAGCTGTTAATCCTGTTATTGGCAGCGGTTTACATAGAGTTGATATTTCATCATTTGCCACAACTGGTGATTTTGAAAACATTGGTTGGGAAACAGCTAATGTAACTGTGGCTGTTACAGCTGCTCCAGCTGGTGGTCGCACTGCAGTTGTTAGTCCAGTATTCAATAGCATCAATACAGCCATTGTTGGATTTAATATTACTGAGCCCGGAACTGGCTACGCAAGTGATCCAGAGATTACAGTTACTCAAATCGGAGATAATGCGCGAAGCGCAACATTCCAAGGCAAACGTCCACAATATCGAATTGGCGCATTTAATCTTAATCAGAAGTTTATTGAACTTAGTGGAAAAACACAAATTTCAAATATTCTTGAACTTGATACTGGCGCTAACGCTAGAACATATAGTGTTGAATCAGGAGAGCCAGTTGAAAATCTAGTTAATAGCAATTTTGCAATTGGTACTGATACAACAAATGATGTTAGATTGTCTACAACTTTAACAACAACTGATAGTCGTATTAGTCCAGTCATTGATCTCGAATCACTTAGTCTTGAGACAAGAGAATATGCGATAAGAGAGTCTGGTGCAACTAGCCGATATTTTTCAAAACCAGTATATCTCGCTGAACCAGCAGATCAGCTTGATGTTATAGTTGATATTAATTTGCCTACAAAATCATCAAATATTAAAGTCTTTGGACAATTCTTTGATGAGAATAATAATTCTATTAGTAACAAATATTTCACAAGAAAATCACCAAATTCTGGATTGAAATATGCTAATGTTGTTCCTGGTTGGAGATTAGTAGCTAATGGAACAACTGTAGGTGCAAATGTGGTTGCAATTATTACTGACGTTCAACATGTTGAAGGCATTTGGCGTTATTATTATAATGAAACAACAGCGATTGATGTTGAAACACCATATGATTTGATTGCACCATCTGTAACATTACCACTATCAACAACACCATTAGCTGCAACACATCAGGTTATTATTGGTTCAAATAATCTTGCTCTATCTGTTCCAACAGAATCTGACTGGATTGAATTAAAACCAACAAGCCCAACAGTTATACCTGTTAATAGTGACAGAGCTAAATATAGTGAAGTAAAATTCAATATTAATTTTCCCGAAGAAGATGTTGATTTCAAACAATTTGCAGTTAAGATTGAATTTAGAGGAAAAGATTATATTGACGTTCCAACAATAAGAAACTTTAGAGCAATTGCAACACTATGAGTTTAGTTAAAGTTCAGGGCAATGCGGGTCTTGCAAAAGACCCGCGATCTGGAGCAGTAATTAATGTTGATAATGATGCATATGCAGCAGCATTAGCTCGAAAAAAACGTGCAACTCATGAGAAAAAACTATTAGAAAGAATTGATAGTCTTGAGATGCGGGTGCATGAATTAGAGAAAAAAATACAAACTTTACTAGCATAAATAACAATATATGAGTAATATACTAAACAGTATTGAGCCTATCGCATATAGCGATAATTTTAAAGTGTGGATTGATCGATTCAATAATATTGTTACTGAATTGAAAACTACCGAGTTTGCTATTGATGACGAATATGTTAATGTTGTTTTAGCTCAATCTATTACTGGAGCTAAAACATTTAATAATACTACTGTTTTTAATGCAGCCGTTACATTATCTGGTGATTTAAATCAAAATAATCTTATTAATGGAGATATTGCTCTTGAAAGGTTAAATTTTAAATATGGCATTGATGGTAATATCAATTTTATTGGAGAAAATGGCATTAACCTATTATCAAATCCAACAGCAAATGAATTTAGTTTAAGTTTTCCAACTGCTTCAACATCTAATACTTTAATTCTTGATTATGCAGTATCAGGTGGAATTTTTAGGATTGCTAATAATGTTAATTTAGAAGTTGCAAATTCACAAATTAAGTTTGGTACTAATAATATATGGAATTTTCCATCTTTACCAGGTGGAACTTCATATCTAACTTCTAGTGGTGGAACTATATCATGGGTGACAGATCAGAATCTTGCAGAAGAAATTGCTTTGCACGTGCAAGATGCATTATTAACTGTGACACCAACAAAAGAAATATTACCGATTGGTACAATCATTGATATTGATACTACAAAGGCTGAAGAATGGGAAGCTGAAGGTACACCTGGAGGAATTGCATATGGACATATACCTGATGATACAAACTTCTATGGTTGGCTTATCTTAAATGGAGGAACGATTACTGCAACTAATGCAAATAGTCCATTTCTAAATCTTATTTATTTACTTAATAACGTAGTTACTCCACCTATTCCACCTACATTTCCGATATCCGCTACATTATCACCTAATTCAACAAGTGGTTCTCCTAATACAGTTAAACTTATAAAATTTTTGGCCGATCCGGTTTCTACATTTGGTTTAACTAAAGGCAATGGCATATCATTTTTTGAATCAAATGGCACTACTCCAAAAACTAATTCAAGTTTAACAAATGGTATTACTCAAATTGGACTTAATGCTGATACTAATGTTTTTCAATTTAATACAGATACGAAGAAACTTGAACTAAAAACAAATATTCCTCGTTATACTAATAATCGTTTAACAACAGCAACTCCTGTAGATGATACTGATGCTGCAAATAAACTTTATGTTGATACACGTGTATTAGCAGGCGGAGTTGAAGGCAGTTGCTATGATCTAATGCAATCAGTTGATGGTTCAGGTTATAGCGATGCTAAAAATTCATTTAGTATTGTTGATAAAAGTGGAGCAGGTCGAGCATGGAGAACAGTTGCAACAGCCACTCTTGCTTCAGGTTCAATTGACTCCGATGTTACATTAAATGCTATTAGCCCATTTGGATCTAATTTTGGAAAAGTTACATCACTAAAAAGTACATTTGCAACACCCGATCAATTCTTTTTCACTGATCATAATGATGTCATTTATGGTTATGGTGAAAACAAAAGAGGTGATATTGCGGCAAATAGTCGTGGTCTTACTGAATTTAGTAGCTATTACAATAGTGCATTTTTTCCAACTAATCCATATAGCAATACAACACAAATTCGACAATTATTGCCTGCATTTTTACCGCTTCAAGCTTCTTGGCCAGCAAATGCAGTATTGGTTGATAGTGTAACAGGTATAGCTGGTTCTGATGATGAGAATACAAATATAACAATCAAAACAAAAGATGGTTATGGTAATGCTTATGTGAATATTAATCCATCATCTGGATTAGTTAATTATTTTAATGGAACTGTACCATATACTCGCGGCTATTATATAAGTGCTGGACGTAATGCAGAAGGTCAATTTGGTCGAGGAAATACAACACCAACCTCGGCAACAACTGGTCCACTTGTTTGGGGACCAGGATTTGATTCACCTGGAAGAAATCTTTGGTATAATTTTGCATTAACCTCTGCAGAAAAAACTGCAATTAAAGCAAGTACTAGTGCATTAAGCACACTGCTAGCAAGCGAATCTGGTGAAAAGATTCGTAAGAGATTTAACTGGTTTAAACCAAATGCAATAACAGCAGGAGGTCTCGCAACAACTGAAAATGATGCAATAGCTGCATGGAGAACACAAACTGGATTATCAACTGAAAGTTTTTCCGATTATAATTGGTATATTAAAAAGGTAGTACGTACATATGATGCTCATTATGTAATTGTTGGAAAACCAGGAAATGAAGCAGATAATGAGATATGGTGTGCAGGTATAAATCGCAAAGGTGCATTTGGTAATTTGACAACTGGATCAATTACTGACTTTGTTCCAATGCTAAGTGATCAATCGTCAAATAATGCGACAAGCACATTTAGAGTGTTAAATGCAACATTACCTACACAATCTGGTACTATTTTTGAACGCACACCTGTTAATGGTCAAGTACCACCGCATGGTCTATCTGACTTTGATGTATTGACATTTAAAACAACAAATCGTTATATTATTTTAGGAGATGCATCTGGTGCAAATCGATCAACTCAATTTAGATTATTTAGTACTCTAGAAGATGGTGCGCGACTTGCATTTATTAGCAATAGTACAGAAAAAATTGTATCATTAAAAAATAATACGACTGATGGTATTGGAGCTCTTAACACATATCGAGGCCGATTAAAGGGCATTGTTGATATTAGTGTTTCTCGTGGTGGTGCTGCAGTTGCTTCAGGTGATGGCATTATATTAAGAAAAGGTTTTACTTTCACATCTCCTCTTCCAACAGGATTACTTGATCGTTTGCCTGAATCTGATATTCTAACTGACAAACTTCTTGTTGGTGGATTAAATACAAATGGTCGTTTAGCTATAAACAATTTAGATAATCCAACTCTGCCGAGAGCAGCTGCATTTGCTGGTTCAGGTTTAGAATCTAATAAGATAAGTAAAATACAAACATGTAATTATAGTGCAATTTCATTTCTATTATCAAGCAATGGAGTATTATATTTTGCTGGTAATCGTGCAAGTGGTTGCGCAAATAGTGGAAGTGCAAGCGCTGGTAATACTTTAGTATGGACAAATGTTGGTCTGCAAGGCAGAGTACATGACTTTTTCATTATTGATGATGCAAATCTTACTCGCATATTTGTAATTACTGAAACAGCTACAAATAGTGGTATTTTTGAAATTTATGCTGGAGGAGTAAATACTGGTTATGTGCTTGGTACAAGTGTATCTTTAAATGCAGCAACACCAAAATATGCTAAACTTATCTTTCCAGAAAATCCAGATAATATTGTTAATATAGCTGGTGCGATGAATCAAACATATATATTATGTAAAGATGAGGGTGAAGATATTGGAAGAGTCTATGTTACAGGCACAGAAGTAACACGATCATATTTCCCAGTTTCAACTGTACTCAAAACATTTCCTCAATTTAAGAAGATTGATCGTGATATTCTATAAGATAAATAAACTCATATGCCTAGTCTAACACCATCTCGAATTATATTACGCCATAGCAATGTTCCTGGAGCAAAACCAGTTGATAGTGATTTATTGCTTGGAGAATGCTTCATTAACATTCCTGATAATAAACTCTATTATAAAAATCGTGATGATCTTGTTAATCCGATTGTTGAAATAAATTTAACAACATCAGATGATTTGCTACATGTTCGCGATGTTAATTTAACACCAGATGGTGACTTGATCGCAATCTATTCTGACAATAATGACAAGCCGCTTGGTAATGTTAAGGGACCAGCTGGACGAGGTCTTGCTATTGATGGTGTAGTTGATTATGTTAATCAATTGCCTACATCGTCAACATCACCGCCTATAGCCAATATTTTAAATAAAAATGGCACACTCTTTATTGTTCGTTTGGGTGTAAGCAGCGTATCATTATTTTCTCCAACTGGACCACGAATCTATAGCTATAGTACCTCTGGCAGCGGAACATGGACTGAATTGGTTGGAGCAACTGTTGCCGCAAGCGGTGCAAACGGTGCAGATGGTAATACAATAATTAGTGGTACGATATCAACACCATCTGGGGGTGCTGATGGTGATTATTATCTTGATAGAATTAATTATGTATTATTTGGACCAAAAAGTGCTGGAGATTGGCCATCACCCGGTGTTAGTTTAAAAGGTCCAAATAGTTTAACAGTTTCTACGACTTCAGATGGTACTGCCGTATTGGATATTGACTCAGTAGAAACAAATGATATAACAATTGCTGATGCAGTAACATTTAATAATGAAACATTTAATTATGGATCAGGTGTAGCAACAGCACATCGTACTGCATTAGGTTTAAGTAGCGGAACTGCAACAATAAATGTCGCATTACTTGGAGTCTATCCTAACGGATCAATCACTCTAGCAAGCACAAATTCAGGTGGTGTAGTATTGCTTAACGGACAATTAGCAACTGATTCTAGGAGTATAGGTTTTCCAAATGCAAGCGGTACTGTTGCATTAACTGCAAGTATGACAGGAGTTCCCGACAAGCTTACAAATGGAACTGTTGCAGGAACTCTTACAATTAACTCTATGAGCTATACATATGGCACTGGAGCAGCAGCAGCTCACCGCACCGCATTAGGCTTAGGCACTGCAGCAACTTCAGCATCAACGGCATTTGCAGCTGCATCACACAGTCATGGTAATATTACAGCGGCGGGTGCAATTGGCAGTACTGCAGATCAAGTTGTAACTACAGGACCTGGTGGAGTATTAACCACAGCTTCACGAAGTGGTATTGATACGGCTGCACTACAAGCTCGTTTAAATACTGCTCCAAATCAATTAGAGCCTGCGGATGAAGGGCGTGTATTATTATTGCAATATGGCGATTCTGTATGGTTTAAAGACAATAACGATATTAGCATTCTTTTAGCTGGATCTGGAGATCAAGGTGGCGGCACCTATACATTATCTGAAAGTATTGTTGGAGGAACTTACGGTGCATTTACTGGATCAAATACCGTTACGGTTCCTGCTGGAACATACACTGTAACTATTTCAGCTTCCAATTTCATCACACAGTCATGGGGATCTCATAATATTAATTTAAAAGGGACTCCTAACTACGGTGCTACATTTTCAGGAGGCACACCAGACACGCTGTATCTTCTTCAGCCTGATACTTCAAATGAAAACTTAAGTGCTCAGTTTGCATTAGCCAATCCATCTAGTTGGCCAAATCAAAGTGGTACTATTAGTGTAACAGTTACTGAAGAAACAGAATTTTATTTAGAAGGAAATTTACCAAATGAAGGAGATACGGTCGATATAACAGTAACATTTGAATAAGCATGACAGACAAAGAACTAAAATGGAATAAGGATACGCTCGCTTGGACTGAAAGAATTGGTGGTGTAGCGGTTGGAGATGTAAGACTGGCAGCCGGTGAGCGTGATCGTTCGTTGTTTGCACAAACACTTGTACTCTTACGTGAAGCAGAAGATCTTTTGACAACAGAAGCTGAAAAGATTGCATTCAGGACTAGTCAGCAAACTATCGCTGACATTAATGGCGTGCCTCATACGTTGAGTGTAACTGAATTGCGTGAGTTACTTGTACAATATGGACTAAACTATAGAACACTTTGGCTTGCAGCAAATATCACAGACTGATTGATGTAAAATCTATATAAATAGAAACATGGCTTTCTATACAGATATTATTATTGATCAAGGCTCTGCATATAATGCAACGCTGCCGGTATTGACATTAAATAATTTGCCGCTAGATCTCACCACTTATTCTGGTCGAGGTCAGATTCGTCGCAATTATAAAGCGACTCTTGCGGTTAACTTTCTTGTTGAGGTATATGGCGATCCCGAGGATGGACTTGTGAGAATTAGTCTAACGCCGACTCAAACTGCAGCTATGAAAGCAGGACGATATGTTTTTGACATTGAAGTTTATACTGCAAATAACAATGACGTTATGCGCGTTATTGAAGGTCAAGTTACAATCACACCGCGAGCAACACAACCATCTAGTTGAAACTAAAAAGTTATGCCTGAAATATTACCACCAGTTTTAATTAATAATAATCCTAATTTGATTACGCCAGCATTACAACAGGCTGGAAATTATATTGGTCCATTATTTCAAAATGGCACACAAGGTCCTCCTGGTCCAAACACTATTACTTCGTTAACACAAAGTGATGGTACTGCAATTATTTCGATATCAGGATTAACTATTGGTAATAGTTTAACATTAAACGCACAAAACTATAGCTATAGTGCAAATTCATTGCTTGCTCATCGTACTGCTTTAAATATTGACAGACTTAATAATACAAGTGATGCAGAAAAACCAATAAGTACAGCGACTCAAACTGCACTAAATAATAAAAGCAATGTAGGTCATACTCATAGTGCATCAAATATAACAGATTTTAATGCAGCTGCAAGCGCAGCTGCTCCTGTTCAAAGTGTTAATACTCGTGGTGGTGCAATTGTCTTAACTAAGAGCGATGTTGGATTAGGTAATGTTGATAACACGAGTGATGCCAATAAACCGATTAGTAGCGCAACACAAACTGCGCTAAATAATAAAGTTGATATAGTTGTTGGCAAAGGTCTATCTGACGAAAATTATACGTCAGTCGAAAAGTCAAAATTAGCGGGCATTGCTGCAGGTGCAGAAGTCAATGTAAATGCAGATTGGACTGCTACAAGTGGAGACTCTGCAATCTTAAATAAGCCAACTCTTGGAACTGCTGCTGCAGCCTCAACTAGTGATTTTGCAACAGCTGCACAAGGTGATCTTGCTGATAGTGCATTACAACCTGAGAGTGTAAATTATCTTGGCACATATAATAATGGAGCTGATTATAATCCAGGTGATGTTGTGCTCTATGCTGGAATTCTCTATATAAGAGTACTAGGAGCAAATCCAGGTTATCCACCAGGCACTAGCTATTGGACAGAATTTGAACCAGAGATTGGTTCTCCAGCATATGACTTATATGTACAAACTACATTAAACAATAAATCAAATGTTGGACACTCTCATGCCTCATCAGATATAACCGATTTTAGTAGTGCTGCAAGCGCTGCTGCACCAATACAAAGCATTAATACTCGTGTTGGTGATATTACATTAAGTAAGAGCGATGTTGGATTAGACAATGTTGATAATACAAGCGATGCTAATAAACCAATTAGCAGCGCAGCACAAACTGCATTAAATAATAAAGTTGATGTCGTCACTGGCAAAGGTCTGTCTGATGAAAATTATACTTTAACTGAAAAGTCAAAATTAGATGGAATTGCAGCAGGAGCAGAAGTCAATGTAAATGCAGATTGGAGTGCAACAAGTGGAGATGCACAGATCTTAAATAAGCCGAGCACAGTCGCAGGATATAACATAACTGATGCGGTAGCAACAAGTGGAGCCCAACACATCGACGGTGTTAAAACTTTTAGCAGTTCACCACTTGTTCCAAACTTAACAGTCGACTCTTCAAGTTCAGCTGCAGTAAATAAAGCATATGTTGATAATACTGCAGCAGGCATTCACGTTCACGCTGAAGTTCATGTTATACTTAAAAACAGCACACTAGCAGCTGCAACTGGTGGCACTGTCGCCTACACAAATGGAAACGATGGAGTTGGTGCAAAACTTATAGTGACAGGAGGAACGAGTGTTGTTGATGCATTAAATACTGCATGCGGAAATGATCCTGACTTGACAATTGGCGGGCGTGTAATTATAGCAGGTGAAACTAATGCCGCATGGAATGGCATATATACAATCAGCGCAACACGTGAATTAACACGTGCAACCGATGCCGATACTCCAGCCAAAATGAATGGTGGAGATTTTGTATTTGTTACTCACGGCACAATACACGCCGACACTGGATGGATATGCAGCGAGCCTGTAACAAGTGTAGGTGTTAGTCCTGTTATCTTTGTACAATTTAGCGGCAGTGGAGCATATGATGCAGGCGTTGGTTTACAACGTGATGGCACACTCTTTAGTGTTAAGACACCAGTTGGTGGAGCAATCGTTGCTGACAGTAACGGCATAAATCTTGTAGCCAGTGGTGTAACACCCAACACATATGGCAGCTCAACACAAAGTGCAATAGTAACAGTAAATGATAAAGGACTTGTTACGAGTGCAAGCAGTTCAACAATTACTCCCGCTGTTGGCAGCATTACTGGTCTTGGAACAGGGGTGTCGTCTGCATTATCTACAACAACAAATACAGGCAGTGGATTGGTTACTGTTGATGGGAATGCTACATTAACAAATAAGACTCTTGTGGCGCCTAACATTGGAGCAGCAACTGGAACTTCACTATCACTCTCTGGAAATTTAACAGTTGATACAAATACATTGTTTGTAGATAGCGCTAATAATAGAGTTGGGATTGGAACCGCAACTCCAGGTACTGCTAAATTGGTTATTAGAAATGATAATGACAGTGTAAATTGGCTTTTACAAACACAAAATGATAATGGAAATACAAATTCATTATTCACTCAAAATGGAGCAGGTGATTTTGTTTGGAACGGTTATAGAAATGGAACGTCATTAGGTTCCCCAGAATTAGCTTTAAATACAAATGGTAATTCATTTTTAAATGGAGGTAATGTTGGTATTGGTACTGCATCACCTGCGACAAAATTCCACGTTAGTGAAGGAATATCAAGATTTGACAGAAGCGGTGTTGTATTTGACATAACACCAAACTATACAGGCTTAGGAAACGTTGCATTAGATGTTACAACAAATAATGGTATTATTTTTAGAACTAATAATATTGATAGAGCCGTAATTTCAAATACAGGCAGTGTCGGTATTGGTACGATAACACCTACAGCTGGCTACACACTGGATGTAGTTGGAGCTGCTAAAATTAGTGGTAATATACTATGTAATGGTAGCATATTATATTTAAACGCACAGCAAGTTCTCACTCAAGGAACTAATTCATTAACACTAGGAGCGGCTACATATTTTACAACAATCAATTATGGTAACGCTTCAACAACAGTTCATAATTTTGCTGCTGGTAAAGTTGGCATTGGAACAACATCACCAGGTGTTAATTTACAGGTTACACCATTAGTAAATAATTCTACTCCTTTAAATGGTAGTGCTACTGGAGCGTTTGCTATAACTTCTGTAGATAGACTTTACGGGTTATATGGTGGAGTTAATGGTTCTGGGTGGTCGTGGTTACAAGCTGGTAGAAATGATAGTGTAGTATTTTATAACTTATCTTTGCAAGCTAATGGTGGCAATGTTGGGATTGGTACGACATCACCTGCTGAAAAACTAACAGTATCTGGAAACATAAGTGCATCTGGAACCATCATTACTAGTAATTATAATCCAGCATCAAATGTTGCAACATTTCTTGCAACTCCCACAAGCGCGAACTTAGCTGCTGCTGTTACAGATGAAACGGGAACAGGCGCATTAGTTTTTGCAAATACGCCGACACTTGTAACGCCAAATATTGGAGCAGCAACTGGAGCTTCGCTTAATATAACAGGCGATTTAACTGCATCTGGTACAACTAATTCATTACCAAACCAAACTCTTTCAGTTGCTGACAACACTCGAATCCTTACACAAAAAACAAGTGCAAGAGACGATATGTGGAGTGTATGGCAAAAACGTCGAATCCCATATAACCTTTCCTCTGCCGTTGGAACTTCTTTTAGTGCTTCGGGCGGTAACTCTGGAATGTTGTATAGTGTTGCATGTGGAACTTCTGCTATAGGCAGGGCTGGTTCATTTGGTGAAACTGGCATGACTTCGAATCCAGGTCAAGGAGCTTCTTGGAGTATTCCATCTTCTTTTGCTGTTTCTTTTGGTTTTTACAGTTTAATGGTTAACAATACGCTTACATCAAATAATATTACCAGTGGCAGCACTACTTTTACAATTTCTACTTCTAATCATGCAATTTCAGTAGGTCATAGAATTTGGTCTTCCGCTTTTCCAGAAGAAACTTATGTAAGCGCAGTCAGCGGCACAAGTGTGACTGCTACACAAGCAGCTTCATCTACTCCAACCACTCCTCATACTGTTGTATTTTCACCTGATCAAATAGCAAGAGTAGTTCTCGGCACAAGCAACTTAGTTGCAAACTATACATTAGAATGCCCAAATGCTAGAGAGTCGTTTAATACCCCAGTTGGGGCATCTATTGGTGCTACATCTTTACAAATAAACTCTAACATTGTAAGCACAGGTGTTGTTAATATGTGGAGCGGTCAGCCGTATTTTATTCTCACTACTACAAATGCTAGTATTAGCAACGCAAATGGCACTACATTTTATGCAGCATGTGCAAATTTTCCAGTTAGTGCTACCGCTTTAAGTGTTTTAAGATGTGATAACGCAACAGGAACACCTACCACTACCACTGGCACATGGACTGGACCAGGAACAAATCAAATCGTCGTTGGCGTTGCAAACAATATTATTGCAGGTCAAACTGTAAGTGGACTAGGCATTCCACAAAATACAACTGTGCAGTCTGTATCTGGAACAACCATTACATTGAATCAAATGATTACAAGTTCTGGTTCTGGTGTTGCTCTTTATTTTGGGTATCAAAGAATTTATGTTGATCAAAATGCGACAGCTACTGCAACAGGTCAGGGCTGTGGATTTATTGCAAAAAATGTATTAAGCTCCTATGCATATGGTCGCGGAATTACAGGAGGAACAACAATCACTAACATTATAAATGGACCTATAAGTGGATTTAACTTAGTCATAAGTAATGCTCTAACAAAAGCTTATGTAGCTGGTGTGCCTATTGCGATAAACTTAGCTAATAGCCCTACCGCATTAAACAATTGCATATTTATGGATTTTGGGGCTGATCCAAGTGATGGCTATTTGAAAGTTAGGCTTGGATATATGAACAATGGATTGATTACCTATTCAGCGTGGACAAGCTTTCCAAAGGGCAATATTATATCTTCATATAATAACTTTTTTCAAGCAGTCATTGACTATAATGCGGCAACTGATAAATTAAGATTATTCGTCGATAGAAATGGTGATATAGTTACATTTGGCAATCCTAAAGATGTACCAAAACCACCATCAACTCCAACAATTACAATGACTGGAGTATCAACATTAAATGATAAATTTACTAACATTTATTTTGGAACTCATATTTACGGAAATAGTGTTAATACTCTAGCAACTACGACAATAGCAAGATTTGATGTAAGACAATTAGATTACTTCCCATTTCAAACATTTATAGATTAAAAGATATGAACCTAACAACTAAAACACAAAAACAATTAGCAGCAGTCGAGGCGCATGGAGATACATGTGTACGCTCTTTGATTTCATTTGCAGAATGTCTTAATCGCGCTCATGCCGACTTTTGGTCTAAGCCTGATAACGAACTTCAAGAGTTCTTACAAGCGCTGTTGGATGATGGCAATTTGGCAACTCTGTTTGAAGATCATGAATATTATGCGACTATGACTAACTCTATTCTACAAAGATATGGTGTTTCTCCTGTTTGCAAAACTGGTGCATTAAAGGCATTTAGTATTGATGATGGAGTAGTAGTAATTACACAGCCTGTAGTTGAGCCTGAACTTATTGTTGAGTCTCAAGTAATTGAAGAGGTTGTAAACCCAGAGCCTCCGTTGCCAGATATGAGTGAGCCGATATAATTTTATAAATAGCATATATGGAATCATTAGACTATCTTCAAAAAGCTGTTAGAGATCTTTTAGGTCAACCTGTTATTTCGCGTCAGCTTACAGCTGGTGCAAGCAGTTCAAATACTTTTCTAACACCAACTTGCCGACGTATTAGTATTCGTGCAACAGGTGGTAGTGTACGTTATCTTATTGGTATAGTAACTCAAACTGCAACATCAGCAAGTCATTTTATTGCACAAGATGAACGTCTCGATCTACGTGTACCACTTAATGCACAAATTGCAATTATACGTGGGGGAGGTTCTGATGCAGTTCTTGAAGTAAGCGAATTGGACTAAGATGCGATTACGATCAACAAAATCTAGTTCAACTGGCTATAATGTTAGCTCGGGTGCATTTGGAATTGGCAGTGATAATCCTGCAAATGCTGCCGAACCGGATGCTACAGCGTGGGTACTAATGGACGGACCATGGTATAATACACCAGGTGAGCCAAATTCTGGATTTATCGGTGGTCAAAGTTGGAGAAAAATGGCTCCTATTGGATATGCGCCATATGGCAATGAAACATATGTTTACGGTGATGAAGTTGTAAGATATGAAACAGGTGTTTGGCTATATTTAAATACGACTCTTGGAGAAATTGCACGAGCTTATAGTTATGAGCAATATCCTTGGTTGGCAACAACCTGGAATAATAGTTTCTCTGCAGCAAAAATTACCGCTGCATATGTAAAGACAACAAATTATCCTGCAGTTCCATAAGTAATTACTAATAAATTAAAAACATAAATAACATTATGCCTCAAGTAACTCAAAATATTGATAATTTTATGACAGCATCGACTCTCAGCGAGTCGCGTAATGCTTTAAACCAATTAGGAGCATATACTATTGATTATAGTCCGCTTGCATATCCGATTGTTTTTTTCTTAGCAGTAACAACTGTATCTGGTGTAAGTTCTATTATTAGCACTGAGTTTCCAACAAATGCTGTTATAAGCATTTTAAATGCAATAGCTGGATTAGGATCAACTCCGGCACTTGAGTTTTATCAATTAGTGCCAGTTATTCTTGAAGATATTCTTTATGATACTGACTATGTTGTGCCAGCAGATTTTGCTGAGAATGGTGGCCGTGCCTGGAAAAAAATTGAGCTAGCTTATTGATAATCTGCTAGCTCCCCCCTTAACATATGAAACCGACCTGAGCCGGCTTTAAAATATAGTTTATCTCCATCCTCATTATAAATTTCGATATATTCAACTGTTCCACAACCGAGTTTCCAGAATAGCTGTTTGTAATTGTCATTGATAGATATACGTTTCATAATCTTAATATTGTTATTTTTATAAATAGTATTTATATGGAAGATATTAAAGCTTTGGCCAAAGAATTTGTTGAGCGCGGTTGGATTATCGCATTGATTGGTGCGGCGGCCATGGCTGCTCGTCTTATGAGTAGTACTGTTAAGCTAAGTCTATTTGAACAGCTTAAACGTGTATTCAGTGCGAGTGTTACTACTAGTATTGCCTGGACTATATTAGAGCACACTGATCTTAGTAGTTTTCATAAAGCACTTATCTATGGCATCATTGGTGTTATAACACCAGAGATCATTGCAGGCATTGTTAAGCTTGGCAAAATGTTTCAGAAAGATCCTGAAAAGTTTATTAAATAAGGCATAAATAGTCTTATGGCAAGACCTAGTACAAGACAAGAACTGGCCGACTATTGTTTGCGAGCACTCGGTGCACCAGTTATGGAGATTAATATTGATGATGATCAATTAGAAGATCGCATTGATGAAGCGATTCAATTCTGGCAAGAATATCATAGTGATGCAGTTGTGCGTACATTACTTAAACACGAGATAACTCAGCCTGATCTTGATAATAATAAGATTAGCAATTTGCCAGAGAATATACTAAGTGTCACACGAATACTTAGTTTTAATGATACTAGCAGCGCAAGTATGTTTAGTGCTAAATATCAGATGTTTCTTAATGACGTATATGGCCTAAGAAATCCAGGCGGCATTATTAACTATGAGATGACAAGTCAATATATTAGTCTTGTGCAGAATATTATTACTGGTCATACTGGTCAATTAAGCTATGCTCGCCATATGGACACTATTGAATTTCATGGTCTATTGCGAGATAAAACAAAGGTTGGTGACTTTATTATTATTGAATGCTATACAAGCGTTGATCCTAATAGCTATCCAGATGTTTATAATGACATGGCTCTTAAAGAGCTATTAACGCTGCTAATTAAAAAACAATGGGGTCAGAATCTTAGCAAGTTTGAAGGCATGCAATTACCAGGTGGTGTGACAATTAGTGGTCGTCAGATTTATGACGATGCTGTCACAGATCTTAAAGAACTTAAAGAAAGATTTGATCTTTTCTATAGCAATCCTGTTGACTTTTTTGTTGGATAAATTATGCCTACTAATCAATATTTCCAGAATGGTCAGAGATCAGAAAAGGAACTCTATGAAAATTTAATCATTGAGGCTATTAAGATCTATGGCACGGACGTCTATTACATACCACGTCATATTGTAACAAAGGATAATATCTTAAATGAAGATCTGCTAAGCAATTTCAGCCATAGTTTTAAGATTGAAATGTATGTTGAAAGTATTGATGGCTATGAGGGTGATGGCAAGTTACTTGGTAAATTTGGTCTTGAGATAAGAGATCAAATGAATCTTATAGTTAGCAAACGTCGTTGGACTCAAGACGTTGGGCGCTATGGCATGGCAGCTAATAACAATCGACCAACTGAAGGCGATTTGATATTCTTTCCGCTTAGTCCAATTAAGAAACTATTTGAAATCAAATATGTGGCAAATGAAAAACCCTTTTTACAACTAAAGGATGCACCGATCTGGACACTCACATGTGAACTTTTCGAATATGAAAGTCAAAACATAAACACAGGTGTGCACGAGATTGACAGCATTGAATATAATAACAGCGATAGCAATATTTTTGAATATAACTCTACAACTGCAACTGGTGAGTTTCTTGCTGGTGAAAGTCTAACATTCACATATCTTACAACAAGCGGTCTTGTTAAATTCTACAAATATAAACTTGATGAAGATAAGAATCAAATAGTTGTTGGTGTGCCAACCTTTATGAGCGGTGCACCCACACAACTTGGTGTTGGCACAGTCTTTACTGGCACAAAATCAGGTGCTACTGCAACAGTTATAGATAGCTATGTCATTGGTGACAATAATGATTTGCTATTCACTAATGATCGCATGAGCCAAAATAGCAAATTCAAACAAACAGCAATTGAAGAGGATTTTATTGATTTCTCTGAAGATAATCCATTTGGGGAGCCCAGTTAAGCCATGATGAGTCGCGAATATTATTATAATAAAACCATTAAAAAGACTGTAGCTATTTTTGGCACACTTTTTAATGATATAAAGATTGTACGTCCTGCCGAAAATGGTGGTGGTTCTGGTACAGTTCGTGTGCCATTAACCTATGCACCAATTGAACGCTATCTCTCACGTATTAATGCTAAAGGTCCAAGCGATGCTATTAGTATCAAATTGCCTCGCATGAGTTTTGAAATAACAAGCATGAATCTCGACACAGAGACAAAGCTTAATCGTATGAATCGCACTGTACAGCAGGATGGCGATGGCAATAATGTTAAAATATGGCAAGCTGTGCCATATATCTTAAACTTTAGTCTTAGCATTATAAGTCGTGGTCATGACGAAGCAATGCAAATTGTTGAACAGATTCTGCCATATTTCAATCCAACATATAGTGTTACTGCAAAGGGTCTAGAAGGTCCCGATAGTTTGACTGATATACCTGTTAGTCTAACTGCTGTTAACAAAGATGACTCATATGAAGGTGATTATGAAAATAGTCGACGAACCGTCATTTATACACTTGACTTTGATGTGCGTGTTAAATTCATTAGCTCACCCGTTAATCTCAGTGGAGGTGGATTAATTACCGCAGTTGATGTTAGCTATTTTGATATTGATAGTGAGTCTAGTGCAAATCCCCTAGAGTCAACACGAACACGTGCACATTATGAGGATCAAACATCTCTTGATGAAAGCTTTGAGATTGAATATTTTGGAGAACAATTTCCTCCTATACCTGTAATTTATGAAAACCGACCAATCCCATAAAAGTGAGTTAATGAAAAACTTGACTGGTCAGCTTGAGATTATGATGCCAGCTCCAGCTCCTCCAAAGATTTTAACGCCTGAGCCAAGTGATGAAGCACTAATAAGTGATGCGCAAGATGATTTTGAATATGCTCGAGTACGCATGAAAAAACTTCTCGAGACAAGCGATGAGGTTATAAGTAACTTACATGCACTTGCTACTGATGCTGAACATCCTAGAGCATATGAGGTGCTTGGCAATATGATCAAACAAAGTGCTGAAATGAATCAGCAGCTGCTTGATCTTCAAAAGCAGCGTAAAACTTTGATCAAAGGCAATAAGCCTAATGAGGCAAATAGTACAACAAACAATGCAATTTTTGTTGGTACAACTACTGAACTTCAAAAATTCTTAAGTAATCAAAATCAACAGGCATAGATAAGCTGCAGCTATCGTCTTCATTTCATTCAGCCGAAGGTGCATGGCACCTATTATACACAATGTTGAAAGTTTGTAAACAAAAAAATGCAAAATAATTCATATAATGGAAACCCCAAAATAAAAGCAGATGGGGTACAACAAAATTTTACAGCACATGAAGTGAGTGAATATATTCGCTGTCGTGATGATGTCGAATATTTTTGTAAGAATTATGTAAAGGTCATTAGTCTGGATCATGGGCTCGTGCCATTTGAATTACGTGGCTATCAAAGCAATCTTGTAAAACACTATAGTGCTAATCGATTTAGTATTGTTTTGGCTCCAAGACAAAGTGGTAAGAGTGTGACTAGTGTTGCATGGCTATTACACTATATGGTTTTCAACGCAGATAAAAAGGTTGCAGTACTCGCAAATAAAGGGGCAACTGCCCGCGAGATGTTAAGCCGCTTTACTCTTATGCTTGAAAATCTGCCATTCTTTTTGCAGCCCGGTGTGAGAGTGCTTAATAAAGGTAATATTGTATTTGCACATAATAGCGAGATTATTGCCGCTGCAACAAGCAGCAGTAGTATTCGAGGCATAAGTGCAAACATTATTTTTCTTGATGAGTTTGCCTTTGTGCATAAAGCTGAAGAATTTTATACAAGTACATATCCTGTAATTAGCTCTGGTAGTGATACAAAGGTTATTATTACAAGTACACCAAATGGTGTCAGCAATATGTTTTATAAACTATGGCAAGGCGCAATTAGTAACAGCAATGAATTTAAACCATTTACTATTAATTGGCGAGATGTGCCTGGTCGAGATGACGATTGGCGTGCTAAGACAATTGCAAATACAAGTGAAGCACAGTTTCGACAAGAGTTTAGTTGCGAATTTGTCGGCAGTGCAGATACACTAGTAAATAGCACATGCTTGCTTGGCATGCAAGCACAAAGTCCAATTAATATGCAGCATGATATTGCTTATTATGAGGCGCCGCAAGAAGATCATGCCTATATACTTGTAGCTGATGTTAGTAAAGGTCGTGGACAGGATTATAGTACCTTCTCAGTAATTGACATATCATCAAAACCGTTTAAGCAGGTTTGTACCTATCGCAACAATACTATTTCACCGTTGCTATTTCCTAATCTTATTGTTCGCGCAGCAACACAATATAATCAGGCACTTGTTATTATTGAAAACAATGATGTTGGTCAGGTTGTGTGCAACGCTGTTTATTATGACTATGAATATGAAAATATGTTTACAACAAGTGCTGTTAAGAGTAACGGCATTGGCGTTGTCATGACAAAAAAGGTTAAACGCGTTGGTTGCAGCAATCTAAAGGATTTGTTAGAAGGCAATAAACTACACATTGTTGATGCCTATACAATCAGTGAGCTCGCAAATTTTGTACCAAAGGGTGATAGCTTTGCCGCAAGTGAAGGTGCACATGATGATAGTGTTATGAATTTCGTACTCTTCTCTTGGTTTGTGAGTACAGATGTATTTAATGGCATGAGTGATACTGACCTGCGCGAATTACTATATAGTGAAAAGATGCTTGAGATGGAAGAGGATTTGCCACCATTTGGTTATGTTTCAACGACAACATCAATGGGCAGTGCATATGACCAACTAATAGATAATGCAAGAGAGTGGCATACACTTTGAAAGTGTATAATTTATAAATAAGCTTGTGAGTCATAAACTTAGTATGCAATAAACTTATTAACAACAACTGAAAGGAAACAAATATGGGATTTTTAATATCACCTGGAGTAGAAGTCAAAGAAACAGATTTGACAAATATCATACCCGCACTAGCAACAAGCGTTGGTGGTTTTGCAGGGTTTTTTAGATGGGGACCAGTTAACACACCAGTTAACGTTGGTTCTGAAACCGACCTAGCTCTCTTATTCGGAGCACCAACCACAAAGGTTGATGATCTTGAAAGAAGCTTCTTAACTGCTGCAAGCTATTTGAAGTATAGCAACACATTACGTGTTGTTCGCGCAGATGATAGCAGCACAAATGCTCATAGCGGAAATGACTTTACAGCTGATTATGGTTATGGTTATAATGCAAATGGTACAGGTATTAGCCCAGCTCTTAATATTAATAATATTGGTGACCTTTCAAATAGTCAAACTGCATTACGTACAGCGCGTGTAAGATTTGTTGCACGCTATACTGGTGAAATTGGAAATTCTATTGGTGTTGTTGCTATTGATTCTAATACTGCCGCTAATGAAATACCATTAGCTGTTAGATCTGCAAAAACATATAATCCAACATCTACAGACTGGAGCGTTGCTAAGGCAGCTTTATTGAACAAAACAGTAGAAAATGATGAAGTAACAATTATTGTTTATGATAGACTTGGTCTTATTACTGGCTCTGCTGGTGAAATTCTTGAAGTTTATCAAGGTCTTTCTTATTTTACTGGTGCCAAAAATTCTTCAGGCCAATCAATCTATTGGGCAGATGTACTTAACAACAGCTCAAGCTATGTTTGGGGTGTAAACTTCAGCGGTGATAAGAGTGGCTTAACCAATGCGGAATATGCAAATTATTGGACAGCTGAACTATTTGGCGGAGAATATCAATTTGAAGGTGGAACTGATGCATCAAGTTTTGACGAAGATGATTTAGTTACAGCTCTGGGACAATTTGAAAATACAGAGTCGATTGATATTAACTTTGTTTTTGCACATAATTTTGCAAATAATACTACACAAAAAGTAGTTGATGATAAGCTTATTGAGCTTGCAGATACAACACGAAAAGACTGCTTAGCTTTTATTAGTGCGCCATTATCAATTTCAACTGTTTCAGTTGATTCTACAAAGCTTACTGATGTTAAAGCCAAGTTCTCTAATCTTTCCAATGCATCAAGTAGTTATGTTGTGTTTGATAGCACTCCAGTTTATGTTTATAATCGCTATCGTGACGCATTTGCATGGATTCCTGCTTGCGGACATATGGCTGGTCTTTGCGCTAAGACAGATCGTTTAGCTGATCCTTGGTTTAGTCCTGCGGGCTTTAATCGCGGCAATCTATTGGGTGTAACAAAACTTGCTTATAATCCAAAACAAGCTGATCGCGATGATTTGTATACTGCTCGTATTAATCCACTTATTAGCAGCCCAGGCAATGGCATTATTCTCTTTGGTGATAAAACTGCACAAGCTAAACCTGGTGCGTTTGACCGCATCAACGTTCGCCGTCTCTTTATTACAATTGAAAAAGCAATTGCTACTGCAAGTAAATTCTTGCTATTTGAACTTAACGACGAATTTACTCGTGCAGCATTTAGAAATGCGGTTGAGCCATATCTTCGTGAAGTTCAAGGTCGTAGAGGTATCATTGACTTTAGAGTAGTTTGTGACGAAAGTAACAATACTCCTGAAGTTATTGATACTAATAGATTTGTTGGTACGATCTTTATCAAGCCATCTAAGAGCATCAACTATATCACTCTAAACTTTGTAGCTGTTCGTACAGGTGTATCGTTTGAAGAAGTTATTGGCACAAACATACTATAAATAATAAAGAATAACAATAAAATACTATGAGTAATATTTCTCAATTTAAAAGTAATTTTGCCGGAGGCGCAAGACCAAACCTATTCAAGTGTGTAGTTGATTTTCCAAGTATAGCTGGAAATACAAATACAACACGTAAAGCTAGCTTTATGATTAAAGCTGCTAGTATTCCTGCTAGTACAATCACAAAGATTGACGTACCATATCGTGGTCGTAATTTAAAGGTTGCAGGTGAACGTACATTTGAAGACAACTGGACTGTTACAGTCTATAATGACACAAGTTTTGATTTGCGTAACGCATTTGAAAAATGGATGAATAGCATTAACTCTCACAGTCGTAACTTTGCGGCTGATGCTGCAGTTGGTGCACCATTAAATTATATGCGCGATTTGCAAGTAGTTCAACTTGACAAGAGCGGTCGCAGTGAAGATATTGGCATTGCACAATATCGTTTTGTCGACGCATTTCCTGTTAATGTTAATGCAATTGAGCTCAGCTATGAAACTGACGAAGTCGAAAGTTTCGAAGTTGAATTTGCATATCAATACTGGGAAAGAGTTGGTAACGAAGTTATTACTGACTAATCAGTAATGTATTTTAGCGGGGGTGAAAAACCCCCGCGTATATATAGTTTATGAAGATTTTTGGATTCGAAATAGGTAAAGCTGTAGACACTGGAAAGTCAAAAACAATCGAAGGCTTTTCCACCCCAATTTCAACTGACGGCACCATTGAAATCAATGGCAGCATGACTAGTGCCTATTATGGGCATGTGCTGAATATGGATGACATTAACGTCAACGATGAAAAAGGTCTTATCCTAAAATATCGTATGGCAGCAGCTCAGCCTGAGTGCGACCTTGCTGTTAGCGATATTGTTAATGCATCAATTATTAGTGACAATGATAAAACACCTGTTACACTAACACTTGATAGTCTTGACTATCCAGATGAAATTAAAAGAAGGCTACGCGATGAGTTTGATAACATCGTTAAGATGTTGAACTTCAACTTTGATGGCCATGATATTTTCCGCCGTTGGTATATTGACGGCAAACTCTATTATCACCTTGTTGTTGATAATGAAAAAATTGAAAAGGGTGTTCAAGAGATGCGTCTTATTGATCCTCTTAAAATGAAAAAGGTTAAAGAGGTAACGACTCGAACAAACAAAGAAACTGGCACTCGTGTTAAGTTTATTAGTGATGAATATTATCTCTACACTGAAGATATTCATACTAGCAGCGATGCGTTAAAAATCCATCCTGATAGTATATGCTATGTGCCAAGCGGCATACTTGATGAAAGCGGCGCGTTTTCAATTAGCTATTTGCATAAGTGCATTAAGCTGGTGAATCAGTTGCGTATCATGGAGGATAGCTTGGTTATCTATCGTATCTCTCGTGCACCAGAACGTCGTATCTTTTATATTGACGTAGGTAACTTGCCAAAGGGAAAAGCTGAAGAATATGTGCAAGGCATCATGGGCAAATATAAAAATAAGCTTGTATATGATGCTAGCAGCGGTGAAGTTCGAGAAGATCGTAAGAGCATGAACATCATGGAGGATTTCTGGTTGCCACGTCGTGAAGGTGGCAGAGGCACAGAGATTCAAACATTGCCAGGCGGAGAAAACCTAGGTCAGATTGAAGATATTATCTTTTTCCAGAAAAAACTCTATAGAGCGCTTAACGTACCAGCTGGTCGTCTTGATAGTGACAATGCCTATAATATTGGTCGTGTCTCTGAGATTACTCGCGAAGAGGTTAAGTTTCAAAAATTCATTAATAAATTGCGCCGCAAATTTAGCTTGCTCTTTATTAATGCACTGCGTGTACAATGTATTCTAAAAAATGTTTGTACAGCTGAAGAATGGAAAATTATTCGTGAGAATATTAGTGTTGACTTTATTGAAGACAACTATTTTAGTGAGATCAAAGAGTTTGAGATCATCAAAGATCGTCTTGAAGTATTGAGCAGCATTGAACAATATATTGGAAAATATTATAGTGAAAAATGGGTACGCAGTAATATTCTCAATCAAAGCGATGAAGATATTGAGCGCATGGATAGCGAAAATGCTGAAGCAAAAGTTGGAGGTAAAAAAGAAGAACCACCTGCTGATGATTTCGGAGGAGATAGTAACATGGATTTCGGAGCACCTGATGAATCTCCTGAGCCCGAAATTGATGCTGGTGCTGAAGAAGAACCGGCGGATGAAGCTCCTCCAGAAGAAGCATAAATTAAACAAATAAATAAAAAGTTATGAGCGAAGTAAAGAGTCTAATACATGATGTAAGGGATAATAAAATGGAGATTGCAAATTTGCGTCTTGATCAAATCCTAAAGGATAAAATTGCAGTTGCGATTGATCAACAAAGGGTTGAAGTTGCAAATAAAGTTTTCAACAGTGAAAGTTGAAAAGTGATTTTATATAAATAAAGATCAGAGATGAAGTTAATTACTGAACATAACGAAAATATTAAATTTCTTACTGAAGGTGAGAAGGGTGATAAGAAATATATCATCGAAGGTATTTTCATGCAAGCAGAGCAAAAAAATCGCAATGGACGTATCTATCCTAAGAACGTTCTTGAAAGTGCGGTTGATCGCTATGTAAAAGAGTATGTTTCAAAAGGCCGCGCTGTTGGTGAACTTAATCACCCAGAAGGTCCAGCAATTAACCTCGATAAAGTCAGTCACCGTATCACTGAATTGCGTTGGGATAAAAACGATGTCTATGGCAAAGCTCTTATCCTAAACACACCTATGGGTAACATTGCAAAAGGTTTGCTTGAAGGTGGTTGTCAGCTAGGTGTATCAAGCCGCGGTATGGGCAGTGTTAGTCAAACTGAAGGCACATCAAAAGTAAATGACGACTTTATTCTTGCTACAGTTGATATTGTGCAGGATCCAAGCGCACCTAGTGCATTTGTTAATGGCATTATGGAAGGTGTTGAATATTTTTACAAAGGCAACGAAATTGTTGCAGTTGCTGCAGAACAAGCAGTTGAAAAAATTAAAAAGCTTTCTAAGAAAAAACTTGTTGAACAACAAGCTAAAATTTTCAAAGATTTCTTAACTGAAATTTCAGTTAAGTTTTAATATATTATGGAATATTTGAATTTAGTATGGGAAAGGTGAAACTATGAGACTGAGGATAACCCTCCTCTCAATAAAGCAAAAACAAAAAGGATGAAACAAAAATCAAAACTAAAAGATCTTATCGAAGATATTGTTGATTCTGATTTGCTCGCTCTTGATGAGTCAGAGTATCAGTCTCATGAAGAATCGCGCGATGAAGATGAGGATGAGGATGAAGATGAAGAAGAAGTAGAGGAATCTGCTGACGAAGAATCTGAAGAGATGGATGAAATGAAATTAATCAAAAGTGCTGAACTCGTTAAAGCTAATTTGAATAATAAGTTCAAAGCTGGTCAAAAAATCGAGATTACTACCAGTCGTCATGACGGTCGTGGCGGTAATGATCAACTTGTTAAGACCTATACAATCGATAAAGTTAATCGTGAAACGCTTGACATTACTGATGAAAAAGGAAACACTTATCGTTTTAATCCTAGCAAAAGTCAAGTCGACAGCATTGAAATCATAAAAGAGGCTGATGAAGATGAAGATGAAGTAGAAGAATCCGCTTATGAAGATGATATGGAAGAATCCAATTATTCTGATGAAGATGATATGGAAGAAGCTGCTGACTCTGAAGAAGACGAAGATGAAGACGAAGATGAGTCTGTAAACGAAGCCATAGATTGGGATCAAGCAATAACTATAAAAGATTTAATTAATTATGTTGTTGTTCCCTTTGCAGGTGCTTCCTTTGCCGCTGCTGGTGCAGCATTTGGTGTTTTAGGTATTGCTAAAACAAAACAAAAAATTAAAGATTGGTTTGCCGATAAAAAAGATGCAGCAGATGCTAAACAATCAGCTAAACTTATCAAAGACGCTATTGAAAAAATTAAAAAAGATTCAAAAGCTCAAGATATGATTGCACAAATTAACGCAAATCCATATAGCAAAACTGGAAGTAATACCGAAAGAAATAAACTCATCAAACCTTATAAAGCTCATCTTAAAGCAATTCTTTCTAAAGAGCAATATGAAGTATTGAATGATATCTATTCTGAAAGCTTGAACGAAGGTCGTAGTGAAAACTTCAAAGTTGATCTTACCAACGTCAGCAATCTAATTGAAAGTGAAGAAGGTCTTACTGAAGAATTTAAGAGCAAAGCTGCACTTATTTTCGAAGCTGAGGTTAAATCACAACTTCATACTATCAGAGAAGGTCTTAAAAAGAATTATACTCGTCGTCTTGAAGAAGCAGTTGCAACTGTTGAAGAATCTCTTACAGAGCAAATTGATGGCTATCTCACCTATGCTGTACAGCAATGGATGAAAGAAAATCAAGTTGCGATTGAAAGCAGCCTTCGTACAGAGATTGCTGAAAATTTCATGGGCTCATTGAAGACTCTCTTCACTGAAAGCTATGTTGAAGTTCCAGCTAGCAAACTCGACCTATTCACAAAACTTGAAGAGGAAAAACAAGAGGTTGAAACCAAACTCGGTCGATCACTTGAACTACTCGGCGGTCTTGTTGAAAAAGTAGAAGATCTATCTCGCGAAAAAGCAATTGAAGAAGCATGTGCAGATTTGACACAAACTGAAGCACTTCGTTTGAAGAAGCTTGCAGAGAGCGTTGAATTTACAAATGAAAACACATTTGCAGATAAGGTTAAAACCCTCAAAGAGTTTTATTTTACGAACAAGAGTTCAAAGAATAAAACAACGAAAACTCTAACCGAAGAAGCTTCATATTCTTATGAAGATTCTGAAATTGAAACAATCGTCGAAGGACAAATTTTAGAAAAAACTAAACTTGACCCTGAGATGTCACAATACCTAAAAGCACTTAACGCAATGAATAAAAGCGTTACTTACTAATTCCCAAACTAAAAAAACAAAATAACTACTATGTTTAAATCAGAAGCACTAGAAAAAAAATGGGCACCTATTCTTGAGGCTGCCGACGCACCAAAATTCGCAGACACATATCGTAAGAGTGTAACTGCAGTTCTTTTGGAAAACCAACAAAAAGCGGCTCGTGAAGCTCGTGAACAAGCACAATACCTAACTGAGACCGATGTTAGCGCCCAAGGCGGTAACTATCAAGGTGCAGGTGTTGATCGCTGGGATCCAGTTCTCATCAGCCTTGTACGCCGTGCGATGCCTAACCTCATCGCTTATGACGTAGCAGGTGTTCAGCCAATGACAGGACCAACTGGTCTTATCTTTGCGATGAAGTCTCGTTACAATAGCCATGACTCAGCAGTAAAAGGTGATGGTCTTGACGCAACTCAAGGCACAGCTAACCCAGAAGCTCTCTTCAACGAAGCAAATACTGCATTCGCTGGTACAGCTGGCACACCAACAGGTGAAGGTCTTTCCCGTTCTGCTGGTGAAGGTAACATTTCCGGCGAAATGGGTTTCACAATCGAAAAATGCATTGTTGAAGCTAAAACTCGTCAGCTTAAAGCTGAATACTCAATGGAGCTTGCACAAGACCTTAAGAGTGTTCACGGCCTTGACGCTGAAACTGAACTTGCTAACATCTTGAGCACAGAAATTCTTGCTGAAATTAACCGTGAGGTTATTGGCAAAATCAACTGGTCTGCAAGCACAGGTGGTATCGGCGGTGACTTTGACCTTGCAGTTGATGCAGATGGTCGTTGGGCTGTTGAAAAATTCAAGTCTCTTCTTTTCCAAATTGAAAAAGAAGCTAACGCGATTGCTAAAGCAACACGTCGCGGTAAAGGTAACTTTGTTATCTGCTCCAGCAACGTAGCTAGCGCTCTTGCAGCAGCAGGTGTACTTGACTATGCTCCAGCATTGTCAACAAGCCTTAACGTTGACGACACTGGCAACACATTTGCTGGTATCATCAATGGTCGCTTGAAAGTGTTTATCGACCCTTACAGCACAGCTGATTATATCACTGTTGGTTTCAAAGGTTCGAATGCTTATGACGCAGGTATCTACTACTGCCCATATGTACCACTTACTATGGTTCGTGCAGTTGATCAAATGAGCTTCCAGCCAAAAATTGGCTTCAAGACTCGTTACGGTCTAGTTGCTAACCCATTCAGCGCAGGTGCAGGTGCTACAAACACTACAGGTGCAATTACTGAAAATACAAACGTTTACTTCCGTAACTTCACTGTAACCAACATTAACGCTGGTGAAGCTGTCTTTAATAATCAATACGGATTCTACAACGGTAATCCTACCCCATAATCCTTAACGTCCCTTTACCTTAGGACGAACCCAGCAGGGGAGCTTAAAGCTCCCCTGCTTTATTTTGCATAAATACTATCATGAGCATTGATAATAGTTTATTAGCCAATTCACAATTTCGAATAGTAATTGGTGGAACAAATGAATTTCCAAAGTTGTCGTTTTTTGCAACCACTGTTAATTTACCGGGTGTGTCTAGCGAAGCGTTATCAACTAAATATAGAAATTTGCCAGGATTTACTTCAGGCAATAGTCTAACATATGATGCTCTTAATTGCACACTACTTTGTGATGAAAAGATGACAGCATATCTTGAATGCTTCTCATGGCTTAAACATAATGCAAAAGATGGATCTGATATTAAAACAACCGACATTACTATTGAAACACTAACAAGTCATTTTAATATTAGTCGTGGCTTTCGTTTTATTAATGCATTTCCAACCAGTTTGAGTTCAATCGAATTTAATAGCAGCGGTGAACCTGGATATGCTAGTTTCGACATAAACTTTAGTTATGACGAATTTGATCTTATATAGATAACTTCATGGATGTTGAAGAGCTATTAAAACAATGGGCAAATGATTCAAAGATTAGTGAGCATGCACTTGATGAAACAACCTTACGATGTGCAATGCTGCATAGCAAATATCTTGAATTCTATACAATTGCTAAACTACGATTAAAAAAGAAAGAGCTCGATCTCGCTATACTTAAAAAAGACAAGTGGTTATATTATAACGGCAAAATGACAAAAGATGAAATGGATGCTAGAGGATGGATATATGATCCGTTTCATGGCATGTCAAAGCCACTTAAGGGTGATATGGATATGTATTATAATACAGACACTGATATCAGCGAGTGTAAAATGGCATGTGAATATATAGGTGTGTATGTTGATACATGCAAAGAAATACTTGATACGCTACGCTGGAGACACCAGACGATCAAGAACATAATTGACTTTAAGAAATTCCAAGCAGGTGTTTAAGCTAACTAAAAAGAATGAAGCAGAGATCTTTGTCAGATGCGCTGATACTGGCGCACTTATGGAGCTCGCTGAGCATTTTACATTTTATGCTGAGGGCTATAAGTTCATACCTGCGTATCGTAACAAACTATGGGATGGAAAAATTAGACTATTTAATTTGAGATCGCATACACTGCCTTATGGTTTAATTGGAGAGGTTGCAAAATTTGCAAAAGAGCGTAATTATAAAATCGAATATGATGATAGTTTGCGAGCACCATTGCCTTCTCGACAAGAGGTGATTGACTATATTTCAAAATTAAATCTGTCTGCTCGAGGAAATAGCATAACTCCTCATGATTATCAAATTGAAGCAGTTGTACAAAGCTTGACTAGCGGAAGAACACTTGTCTTAAGTCCGACTGGCAGCGGTAAGAGCTTGATCATCTATATGCTGCTTCGTTGGTATATTGATCATGAAAGTGAAAAAGCACTTGTTGTTGTGCCAACTACTAGTCTTGTTGAACAGCTCGCCAGTGATTTCTCTGACTATAGCACTCATGACTCTGAATTTGATTCTGAAAAATTAGTGCATCGCATCTATAGCGGCAAAGAAAAAGAAGTTGCTGGAACTCGCGTAACCATCACAACATGGCAGAGCGCAATTACATGTCCTGAGAGTTGGTTCAAAAAATATGGCATGATTGTTGGAGATGAAGCACATCAGTTTAAAGCAAAGAGTCTCAATAGCATTATGAATACGCTAACCAATGCAAGCTATCGCATTGGCACAACGGGCACACTTGATGGCAGCAAATGCAATGAGCGAGTTCTTGTTGGACATTTTGGACCAATATTTAAAGTCACAACAACAAAGGCTCTTATGGAGAGCAAAACACTTGCAGAGTTGACTATACATTGCATTGTGCTTGATTATGATGATGAAGTTAAAAAGGCGGTAAGCAAACTGGATTATGCTAGTGAGATTGATGTCATTATTTCCCACTCTGCTCGCAATAGGTTTATTGTTAATCTAGCTAGAGGCTTAAAAGGCAATACACTTGTAATTTTCAACTATGTTGTAAAACATGGCAAGCCATTGCATGCCGCATTGGTTGCAGCAGAGCCAGATCGCAAGATCTATTATGTCAGTGGCGAAACAGATACTGATGTTCGCGAAAGCATACGTGGAGAAGTAGAGAGCGAATCAAATGCAATTATTGTCGCAAGTAGTGCTACATTTAGTACAGGCATTAATATACGCAATCTGCATAATATTATTTTTGCTGCTCCCACTAAAAGTCAAATTAAAATCCTACAAAGTATTGGCCGAGGCTTGCGGTTGAGCGATAATGGTCAAGCTACTACAGTCTATGATATTAGCGATAACTTCTCATGGAAGAAAAAGAAAAACTTTAGTTTAAAGCATGGAGCAGAGCGTGTTGGCATCTATGACAAAGAAGGCTTTAATTACAAAATATATACAGTTAAGATCTAAACCTAATTCGGCTTTCTTAAAGAAAAGCTTTATTGGTTATAAGAATTATTCTTATAGATATTTTAAGAGCAAACAATCAGCATCATCTATCGGCTTCATTTCATTCAGCCGAAGGTGCATGGCACCTATTATACATGAATCTGATTGTTTGTAAACCAAAAAATTCATAAAAATAATTGTTTACAAACTTTTGTTTTGTGGTATACTAGATAGCATGATTGAAGAAGATCAACCAAAAAAAGTAAAAAGTACACGTAAAAGAAAAGAAGGATCTGATTACATTAACAATAAAGAACTTAGTTTGGCTTTGGCCTCATATGTTCAAAGTGTTAAAACTGCCCGAGCAACTGGCTTGGAGGATCCTGTAGTTACAGACTATATTGCATTGGGGATTTATCAGATTGCTAGCGGGTTATCACGAAGTCCAAACTTCATGAACTATAGCTATCGCGATGATATGGTTATGGATGCAGTAGAAAATTGTATTAAGGTTGTCAATAACTTTAATATTGATGCTCCTACTCGAACAGGCACACCAAATGCATTTAGCTATTTTACACAAATCAGCTATTATGCCTTTTTAAGACGCATTGAAAAAGAGAAAAAACAAACGGAGATTAAACAAAAACTCATTGAAGGTTCAAGTCTCGAATCATTTGCGGACTTTGGTGATGACAGCGGTCAGATCGGAGAAAGCATGATTGAACGCGCTCGTCATAAACTTGATGGAGCATTTTATAAAGATGATCTTTGCAGTGTTAAGGATCATGAGCCATTGCCTACTAAAAAGAAAAGAGGTCGACCAGCTAAAAAAACTCCAGAACTTGGTCCATTGAGTGACTTTTTTGCAGCCCTATGAAAATCGCAATTATCACAGATACCCATAGTGGTATTAAAAACGGCAGTGATGTCTTTATCAATAATGAAAAGAGATTCTATAATGAAGTCTTTTTTCCTGAATGTAAAAAACAAGGCATCACTGAAATCCTGCATCTAGGTGATTATTATGATCATCGTAAATTTACGAATATCAAAGCATTGGCTGCAAACAAAGCCAATTTCGTTGAAAAACTTCGTGAATATGGCATGACTATGAATATCATTCCAGGTAATCATGATGTCTATTACAAGAGTACGAACGATGTTTGTAGTTTGCAAGAGATTGTCATGCTTCATGCCGATGTTATTAAGCTACACATGAATCCAACAATTTTGGATTATGATGGCTTAAAGATTGCCTTGCTGCCATGGATTAACCCAGAGAATTATGCTAGCAGCATTGAGTTTATACAAACTGCCCAAGCTCCAATAATTGGTGCACATCTTGAGCTAGCTGGATTTGAAATGATGAAAGGCATGCCAGCTGCGAGTCATGGCATGAATGCAGAACTTTTCTCTCGCTATGAGAGTGTGTTAAGTGGACACTATCACACAAAGAGTGACAAAGGCAATATACATTATCTTGGCACACCCTATGAATTAACATGGGCAGATTGTGATGATCCAAAATATTTTCACATTCTTGACAGTGAGACTCGAGAGTTGCATGCAATTCGCAATCCAATTACTCTTTTCAATAAGCTTGTTTATGATGATAGCGATGCAGATGATAACATCTATGCTGATCTTGCTGAATATGATTTTAGTGCACTAACATCAACTTATGTTAAGCTTGTTGTGCGAGTTAAAAAGAATCCATATCTCTTTGATAAATTCGTTGATGCAATACAAGCTGCAAATCCATTTGAAGTAAAGACAGTTGAAAATTTTGATGAATATAATGCAAGCAATGTAACGATCGATGAATCTACTGTTGCAACAGACACAGTTAGTCTACTTAATAACTATGTAGATGCTGTTGAAACAGATCTTGATAGAGATCGAATTAAAACATTATTGCAAGAACTTTACGTTGAAGCCCAAGCCCTTGATAGTCTATGATCATTTTCGAAAAAATTAAATATGTAAATTTCCTAAGCGTTGGTACTTCTCCTATCGAGGTTGATCTTGAGGGATATAGATCAACGCTTATTGTTGGAAAAAATGGCAGTGGCAAGAGTTTGCTGTTGGATGCAATTAGCTTTGTACTTTTTGGCAAGCCTCACCGAGGCATTAACAAAACTCAGCTTGTGAATAGCATCAATGGCAAAGGTCTGCTCGTTGAAATATGGTTTCGTTGCGGCACCAAACAATATCGAATTCTAAGAGGGCAAAAACCAAATATCTTTGAGATCTGGCTTGACGGAGAGATGCTTAATCAGGAATCACATAATCGTGATTATCAAAAGATTCTTGAGACAAACATCTTGAAACTTAATCATAAGAGCTTTCACCAGGTCATTGTTCTTGGCAGTGGTAACTTTATACCATTTATGCAGCTGCCTCAAGGCCAGCGTCGGACAGTTATTGAAGATTTGCTTGACATTAGCATCTTTAGTAAAATGAATACGCTACTCAAAGAAAATCAAGGCAAGCTTAAAGAGCAGCTGCGCTATACTGAGAGTCAATTAGAGAGTTTGCGTGAGCGAGTGCGATTGCAGCATGGTCATATTGAAAAGCTACAAAAGATTAGTGGTGATAACTCTGATAAACTTGATATTGAGATTGCAGATATCGACTCCGAAATAGCTCGTGTGCTGGAGGAAAACTCAAGCAAGCTACAAACATATAATCTTCATGCTCCCAGTGTAAAGATCAAACTTGATAAGCAGCGTGAAAAGCTTGCAGAGTTGCAGGGTTTAAAAACTCAAATCAAAATAAAATACAATGATCTGCAAGAGCAAAGCACATTTTATTCTGAACATACACATTGCCCTACTTGCACTCAGGACATCTCTACTGAGACTCGTGAAAAAGCACTGCAGATATGCACACACAAAGCAAGTGAACTACAAGCTGGTGATACAAGCATTACTGAAACAATTTCACAGGCTGCAGAGAGAGCTCGAGCTCTCACTGATCGATTAAATGAATTGGCTAAATTACAAAATGCTATTCATGCAAATAGTTTGCATTTACAAAATCTTGAAAAGAGATTGGCCGAGTGTAAAAAGTCCAGAGATAGTATTGCTGATGCTGTTGCGCTTGAAAGCTCGCAATCTGAACTTGAGACTCTAAAGAGTCAACGTGATAATCTCTCTGATCTTAAAAGTAATCTACAAGACAATCGCCACTATAATGATGTAGTTGCAGAGATGCTAAAGGACACTGGCATTAAAACCAAGATTATTCGTCAATATCTGCCAGTCATGAATCAGCTGATCAATAACTATTTGCAAGTTCTTGACTTTTTCGTAAGCTTTGAGCTTGATGAGAATTTTACCGAGACTCTGCGTAGTCGCTATCGCGATGACTTTAGCTATGCAAGCTTTAGTGAAGGCGAGAGAGCACGTATTGATCTAAGCTTGCTTTTTGCCTGGAGACAAATCTCAAAGATGAAGAATAGTGCAAACACCAATCTACTCATGCTTGATGAGGTATTTGATGGCAGTTTGGATGGTGAGGGCATCGAGAATCTCTTTAAGATTATGGAGACACTTGATCCGAGCACACGAGTCTTTGTTATCTCACACAATGCTGAGATGCAAGATGGCAAATTTGAGCGTAAGCTTGAGTTTGAAAAGGTGAAAAACTTCACGAGGCTCAAGTCTGAGACTGAGTAGGTGTCTCCCCCCGCCTGGGTGCGCGCTTTTATAAAAACCAAGGGGCCTCCCGGCAGGGGGCCCCTAAATATTTTCTCTCATGCCCATCATAGCTTGGAGAAAAAAGTGAAAAAAAGTGAAAAAAATATCACTTTTTTGTTTACTTTCCACTCAAAATATGGTACTATTTCCTTGTGAGCAACACCACCTCAAAACAACCAGCCTTCAACTTCGAGAGCCAAAAGCAACTCGCTCGTCTCTTGGCTAAAGAAAACATCATGATTCGCGTAGGCAATTATAGCACCGCTTTCTTTGATGTCAAAAACCGAATCCTCGGCCTGCCAAGTTGGAACATCTCTGATAAGAATGTAGCTGACTTGCTAGTAGGCCACGAAGTTGGCCATGCGCTGCATACTCCAGTAGATGCACACACTGAGTTTATGAAGAGCTATCCTGATGCACCCTTTGACATTGCAAATATTGTCGAAGATATTCGCATCGAGCGTCTTGTGCAAGAAAATTTCCCAGGACTTATTAGTCCATTTCGCAATGGTTATAGCTACTTCTTGAAACAAGACTTTTTCAAGATCGCAGGCAAAGATCTTTCTCAAATGAGCTTTCTCGATCGCCTTAATCTTAAAGGCAAGCTGCGCGATCAAGTAAGCGTTGCATTCTCTGCTGAAGAGCAAGCTCTCTTTGAAGCGTGTGACGCTACACAAACATGGAGCGATGTGCTTGAAGTTTGCGGTCGCATCATTGAATTTATCGAGAGTGACAAAAACGTCAATCCTCAAATTGCTCAGCAGCAAGACTCTCAAGACGATATGCCATCTCCAAGCTGCGATGAACAAAGCAACGAAGAAGGTGACGACGACACTCAAAATCTAAGCCATAGCAGTCCTGCTGATGAAGATAGCCAAAGCTCTGAGAGTGATAAAGCTTCTGAAGAATCCAAGAGCGAAAAATCTGAAAGCTCTGAGAATTCTGACGAGGCCGATGATGGCACTGAAGCTGACTCTACTACTGAAGATTCTCAAGATGATTCAAAAGATCAAAATCAAGTTACTCAGCCTCAAGATGATAAGTCCGAAATCTCAGGCGCTGGCAAAAGTGTCAAATCTCAAACTCAAGCCAAAGAATCTAAAGAAGCTGACTATAGCTGTTCTACACAACAAAGCTTTGACAATGAATTGAATAAGCTTCATGAAGGCAATGACTATAGCGCAATCAATACTCCAATCCCATCTGACTTTGCAAAATGTGTCAATGATCTCAAGAAAGTTCGCGCTGAGCGTCAAAAACGCTTGAGTCGCTATAACGATGCTATGACTGATTCCATACTGAATGAGCGTTGGAACGAATTCAAAAAGAGCAGCAAGTCAAGTGTAGCAAGCTTTGTCAAAGAGTTCGAACGCAAAAAGAGTGCCTTTGAATATAGCAGAGCTACTCTTGCCACAACTGGTCAGATCAATGTTAACAAATTGCATGCTTATCGCTATGACGATCAAATCTTCAAGAGCGTATCTCGCCTCGCCCAAAGCAAAAGCCACGGCATGGCATTCTTTCTCGATTGCAGCCAAAGCATGGATGGAGTAATATCTGATGTTGTCAAACAAACATTTGAGCTTGTATGGTTTTGCAAAGCAGTTGGTGTTCCATTTGTTGTCTATGGCTTTACTTCGATCAATGAAAATTTTGACTATCGTGAATCTCGCATTGGTGAAAATATTGATTTTCGCTGGGCGACGGTCAATGAGCTGCTTAATAGTGAACTCAATAAAGTCGAATTTGAAACTGCAAGCAAAGAGCTTTTTCTTAACTATGCATGTGGTCGTAGCAATATCTTTGGCAGCCAAATCGAAACTATGAGCGGCACACCTCTCTATGAAACAACAATCATTGCTGCACATCTTGTCAATGCCTTTAGAGCAAAAACTGGAGTGCAAAAAATGAACACAATTTTCATCAGCGATGGCGATGGTGGCTGTCTCAGTGTTATTAGAAACGGCAATGATGCAATGCATAACAAAGACCCACGTAATTATAGCACTCACCGCAACTTTGTTTGGCATAAGAAAGAGATTAAGCTTTTTGTCCGCGAAGCTACAGATAAAGCAGCAATGGCAAGTCAATTGATGCTCGACTTTAAAGCAATCACTGGTAGTAACACTCTTTGCTTCTTCTTGCCAACTAGCGGCAAAAAAGATCTTGTTGCCAAATGCTCTAATGCATATATCAGCAGCGCAGCTTTTCCAAATATCAAAACTTGGGGCGAAGGCTATGCTGCCTATGAAAAGACTATGAAGGCTTCGCGAAGCTCAAACGATCGAGTGATCTACATCCCCGGCGGCTTTGGCTTTGACGGCTATTTCGTAATGAGAGATGCTCGTGCTGGAGTTAAACTCTCTGATGATGACTTTAGCATCAATGATCTTGATACTGAAAGCCGCGCAGGTCGTAATAAGCTCGCCAAGGAGTTCACGAAGCATACTGCTAACAAAAAGCAAAGCAGAGTCTTTCTGAGCAAGTTCATGGACTTGATTGCCTAATCTGAGGCCACCCCCCCCC